TCAGCAGATCTTCATCTTTCCTTCGAGATTGGAGAACGATTCCCGCTTCTTTTCCCGCGTCGCTTCGTTGTAGATGTCCATCGTCGTGGTGATATCGGAGTGGCCCATGATCTCTTGAATGATTTTCAGATTGGTTTCGTTCTCGCACATCCTCGTACAGAATGTGTGCCGCAGATTGTGCACCGAGAAGTGTGGGAGATATGTCGGCTCCCGGTCTTCCTTTTCCGCGCGCATTCCTTCCTCAATATTATAATCACGTAGAACACGATTGATGACCCGGTTTACGCAAGGCGGTGTAAGTACGTCTCCGAATCGGTTCATAAAGATGAAACCTGTATACCCGTCCACATTTGTTTTACAGAAGCCATCGCATTTTTGCTCCTCATAGAGCTTTAGCAGCGTTTCCTTGACTGCCGAAAACATTGGAATCTCTCTTTCGCCGGAGCGGGTCTTTGGTGTACCGACAGACAGTTTTGCCTTTCCAGTTTCTTCGCTGATGTGGTAGAGTAGATTATGATTGATATTGATAACTTCATTGCTAAAATCCACATCGTCCCAAGTCAGACCGAGAATTTCTCCGACACGCCCGCCTGTCCCGAGCAGAACCGTCATGAGCGGCAGCCAATGACTATAGGTTTGATGGTCGCGAATGTACTCTATGAACGCGATCTGTTGCGACTCAGTCAAAGCATGACGTTTTGGTTTCTCCCAATCGTTACTTTTCTTGATCTCTGCCATAACCCCGTCCGTGGGGTTTGTGCGAATGTAGCCGTCGCGAACCGCCGTGCCGAAAATCGGATGCAAGATTGTGTGGATTGTCTCAAGTGTGTTGGGTTTCATGTGACAGTCCCGCATGAGATGATTGTAGAATCTCTTTACATCGGAATACTTAATGTCCGGCAGCTTTTTTGCGCCAAACTCCTCCCACACAAAGGTTTTGTACATATATTTATAGTTCACTCTGGTGGTTTCCTTGAGTTCCTTTTTATTCTCGATGTAGTCCAGATAGAAAGCGTTGAGCGTCATTTTTCGTGCCTTGAATCTATCTATCTCGTCCTGCAAATCTTTTGCGATCTCGCGTTCGATTTCCCGAAGGCACTTCGGTGATGATTTTCCTGCCGGGGGACGATCAGTCTGTGTCAGCATCCAACTGTACACAGAACGCTGTTTTCCATTTGTATCTGTGTAACGATACTCATACCTCCCATCAGATTTTTGGTACTCACCCGGAAGCAAGTTCCGGTTTTTCATGTCTTTGCGTTGCGGCATCATTTGCTCCTTTCTGACAAAAGATGCTCGTGGTAGATATGTGTTAGGGACATTATACCACTCATGGTCTCCTTTGTCAAGCTCTCCGTTTCAAAGATGGTACTGCTCATCCAGCCACCTCTCAAACAGTTCCCTCTTGATTCTTACCTGTGATCCGACATGCATGACCCATTCGAGCGTTTGATCGCACTCTATGATCTTACGCAGTCGGTTCTCCCCAATCAAAGAATAACCGGCAGCTTCCTCAATCGTTATTGCGTAACGGCTCTCAATGGGCAGATCTGATCTTTTCATAAAACACCTCCGTGAGTTTTGTTCCGGTGCGATTCTACCACACTTCATCATCACCCGCGTGCACAAAAAAAGAAGAGAGAATGAAAAAGCCGCTCGAGAATACCCCAAGCGGCTCTTCTTCAAATATCATTTCCAGTCGTTTACTTCATCCGAATCGCTCTTGGGAGCGGGAAGAAGCGGAATCGGCTCCACAGCGGCCGCGTCGATCTTTGCCTCGCCGAAAATGTAGCTGACTGCGGATACGGCGGACGTAATTGCTCCGGCAACCTGCATGATTTCGGAACTGTCCGCACCGAGAGCGATCGCCAGCCCGACGATCATTCCGATGAGAGACACGAGAAACTTCCTCGACAGGAATTTCTTTACAAATTCAGAATTCATTTTGATTCCTCCGTCATTTCAAATCTTTGAGCGGCAGCTTGCGAACGATCTTCATCAGGTCTTCAAGATCGCCGTTTCCACCGACGCCTTCGTGATACACACCGTGATCGTCCGTGTAACCGTGATAACTCCGGTAGAGCGCGTTCAATGCCCGAAGGTCGTCCACATCGATCGCACCTTCCGCAATGTATTTCTTGCAAGATACTGTATCCGGTCAAATAGTGAATTCTTTTGGCTTTCCAGAAGGATCATCACCATTTTTTCGACTTTCTCTACAGTTGTTTCGAGATTTCGGATTCTTTCTTCCGTTTTTCGCTTCAGCTCCTCTTCCCTTCTGTCTTCGAGCTGAGCCTTACGGTTCCGATGCCAGGCGATTGCCTCTTTTATTGTTTCGACAACCGTTACAGCCACGCCGCCTCCGAGCAAGGCAAGCAGAAATTCTTTCAAAGTGATATACCCGTGCGCTGTTCAGCGTCCTTTCCACGTTTGTTTCAAATATCCATCGATACCTGCTCGATTGCGGTTTCCATGCCTTCGTTCGGTTCTCCGATCCCTTCTCCGGTCATGTCTTCTTTTTCAAGATATTTCAAATCGTATGCCGGATCGTACCCCTGCCGCACCTTTTCCTTGTTGAGGAAAACATTCGGGATCACATAAGACGGGATCCCGCACGTCAACGGAACCGCGAGATAAATATAGAAGGAATCCATAGAAGCCATCTCCGGGGCCGCAATGAGACGTATGAATTCATAGATTACCCCGATCACGGCTCCGATGGCCCACGCCGCGAGCAGAAATGTAATCAGACGCTTGGAGTACTGCCGCGCCCAAAGCACCGTATCTTTCTTCATCCGAACGCCACCAGATTGCTGACATCCCGGTCGCTCCAGACAAAGGCCGCCTTTCCTTCATACTTGTGGTAGTAAGAGCCTCCGCCGTCCAGCGCGATCAGATCGTTGAATCCAAAGTCTTTGATCTTTTCATAAACTTCCGATGTGGCAACGAAATTTGCGGTTTTCGAAGTTCCCGTGACGATCCACAGAGACGTTCCCTTCAGCCCGATGAAATTACGGCTCGTCGCATAGAAAGGCGAATCGTCCCAGCCCTGAGGTTTGACGAAACTGTTGTAACTAACATCCACCCCATTCCGAATGACCGGAATGCCGGAAATGGCATAGCGCGAGGAAACGGGAGCAGCGGACAGCTCGTCCACATAGGGAGCTCCGTTTGTCGGAAGAACCAGCGTCGTGACCTTCTTTCCACGGAACTGACCCGAAACATTGTCAGCGGTTCCGTAACGGAATTTTCCGCCGCTCACATAAGGCTTCCAGTACTTCTGAACCGAATAGACAAGCCGACTGTCCGGGATCACATCGCAAATGAGGTTTCCGACAGGCAGGGTAAATGTTATGTTACCCTCTTTGTAAACTCCGAAGAATCCTCCGTTGATGTAAGACTGTGCGGTTCCCTTCTTCTTGGACTTGTCCCAGTACAGGATGGAGAAGTCTTTTGCCCGCTCGATCGTATAGCCGTTCAGCGTCGTTTTGGTCACATCCGCGGCTTTGTTCGCTTTGAGCAGAGCGTTGCGTTTCTCTTCGACCATTTTTACAAACCGATCCCAGCCCATGTCAAGCGTCCTGTGCGGACAGTATTTGCCGGAGTAATCCTGATGCTTCGTGATTTTATCGAGCCCCCAGCCGAAATCGATCAAAAGCTGCGCGGCAAGTTCTGCGGCGTTCTGTTCGGCCTTGATAAACCGCTCGCCGCCGGACTTGGAATAACAGATCTCGATGGCAATTCCCTGCCGATTTCCGAGGCTTTTCTCGCTTCCGCCGTCTCCGGCGTGCCATGCGTTCCGCCAAAGCTCGATCCCCTGCACAGCCATCTTATCGTCAACGGCATAATGAAAGGAAACCTGATTATTGTTGGACTGCATGTATTTGATTTCATTCAGCGCGCTGGCGTCATTCGCCGTATTGTGGATGACGATTCTTGTCGGCGTCATTGTATACGGGCACTTTATGGGTACTTTATCCGCTGGCATTGTGACCTTCTTTATTGTCAGAGCCATACTGTGATACCTCCTTTTGAACATCGTTTCTGTCTTCAATGATCATCTTGTTCTTATTATTCGGCTTCTTTATGATCCGAATTGTTTTCTTGAATAAATCCTCATACAAAGACAGCATATTCTTTCTCTGTTCTTTTGACATATATTTATAGAATTCGCACATCCATCCTCTGAACATGCCTTCAATATTTTCATATTTTCTTTCACCGCGAGCAAGTTTCGCAGCCAGCTTTTTCAGCTTTTGCCTCATACACGTCACGCGCTTCTGATTGATTTTTACAACAATCTTTCCGTTATCGAGCAATTCATAACGAAATTGGAGGTAACGGTAGGGCCCTTTGATCTTTACGATTCTTGTTTTCTTATCGTTGATATGTATTCCCAGCTCACTCGCAATGATTTTGATGTGGTCCATAATATCTGCAAGCGCTTCTTTTGACGGATTCATGATATAGAAGTCATCCATGTATCTCCCGTAATACTTTTGACTTCGGACGTATTTGACATAGTTGTCGATCCTATATGGGTAATAAACTCCGATAATCTGTGACAGCTGATCTCCTATGTTGACCGATTTCTCCATGTATTTCTCGCCGGTCAGTTCGCTCTTTGGAATTTCTCGGTAATCCAGCTTGTTGAAACACGAAGTCATGCACTTCGAATATTCATCATCTGTCATGAAAGAGACGTCAACTCTGAAACCGTTAAATATCAAAGTCAGCAGCCACTCTACAAATTCATCGTCGTCAACCAGTTTGAGCAATTCGCGTTTTGCGATCTCATGTACGATATTATCATAGAATTTGGAGAAGTCACCGAACAGGATGTATCCATTGTTTCCATATTCTTTGAAGTACCTGCGCAGATGTACTTCAAATCTCTTTCTGGAATGAGCCAATCCGCGCCCGTTGATGGATGCTCCGTTGTCGTAGATGATCTTCTTCCGCACTTCCGGCAGAAACACCTCGTCGCAGAGAACGTGACGGATAATTCTGTCCGATACGCACAGACTTGTGATAGGCCTGATCCGGCCTCGTTCATGCAGTTCAAACTCATCGGTCGGACCGTTTTCATATGTCCGCGTCACGAGCTTGTCAAGAAGCTCGAAAATATAGCTCAGAAAATTGAGCATGAACTTCTGAGTGGATTCTTTCCACTTACTGCCCTTGACCGAGGCCTTGTAGGCCTTATAAAGAACATTGGCGTCGCAAATAAGGTCTTCGTATTTTGTTGCCATATTAACCGTTATAGTAATACTTACCGTAGTAAATTACGTCCGGCTTTGTTTTTCATCCCTTCCGGGAATTGATAATGTCTCCTTCCCTGTTGTTGGCAGAGAATCTGGACGAACCCCATTGCTGTTCGACGCGTTGTTGTTGTTCGCATTGCCATTGTTGTTGACATTGGCGAAGTTGGTCGCAGAAACGCAAATAGACACTACCCCTTGATCTTTACTCGGATCTTATTATCGCGGGATCGCCAAGACTTTATCAACTCAATTTCTGTGTTGATCGCTTTTATAGAGCGTTCGTATACGTTTAAGTCAACTGCGAACATTTCAACGGATCTTTGCAGTTCCTGTTTGATCTGCTCACAGTTGACGATCGCTCCGTTCAGGCAGTCCCTCCGGATCTCGTATTCATGCAGAGTCATCGGAAATCTCGAATGCGCCGCTCTGAGATTGGCTGTGAGCAGAGAGGTCAGATAATTGATCCTTTTCTTGATCTCACTGAACAGCCACGCTGTTTTCCGACAGGCCAGCCTGTATTCTTCCTCAGACCGAATATCACAGCCGGACGCTGCAAACGCCTGATTCCTCAGCATACGGTTCATATCTTTTATCCCGAAATCTCTGAGCATTAAATCAGTCAGCTCTTTTTGCAGCGTTTCGGCGTAGATCAGCGCTTCGTACCGGGAGAGCTTCCTTTTCGGAACGATTACGCTCATTCGTAGGTAATTCCTGTGATTTCCTCGAACTCAGCTTCGGTGATCCATCCCTTCACGACGGCGTTTCTCACCTTGGTGATGTTCCAGAGGCCAGACTTATAGTAAGCCTTTACCTTCTCGAATTTTGCAGAATGTTCCATTATTCCACCTCCAGTTCGATATCCGCCATCATAGCGACATAATCCACGTCAGCTCTCAGCCTCATTTCGCGAAGCTCGGCCGCTCCGAGATCGCGGAACACAAGCCACGTTTCATTTCCGTGCGCCTGTGCCTGCACGAAGACCGCATTCTCATGGATTTCCTCATTTTCTCCGTCGGAAATCGTAAGAGGCACGCAGTTGTCTTCAAAGACCGACGTATCGACGGCCCCGGTCACGATATAGTTATCGCCGTTTCTGGCGACGTTTTCGATTACCGTGCCGTCCGCGAGAGTCAGGGTATAAAGCTCTTCATTCATGATTCAGTAAATCTCCCTTCTGAGTAGTTGTTTACGGATTTTTCAAAAAGCGCCTCGACCCACGAGGGGTCTCGGGGTTTACACTCCAACAGCGAAGACCGGACGAACCCCAAGGCTGTTCGACGCGTTGTTGCCGCTCGCCGCGCCATAGCTGTCGACACGGGCGAAGTTGGTCGCAGAAACGACATCGCACAGCCATACAGAGCTTCTTCCGAGGAAGTTCGGCTTGAGTCTGAAGAGTGCGAGCTGGGACTTGGAGTTGCAGGCAACTGTTCCGGTGGATCTGATTCTGTGACCGTAGACCATCGTCTCGGACATCAGATCGACCGTAAAATCGACCCATGCTCCGGCTGTAGCGATGCCGTCCGTAACCGCGTTTTCAAGATACTCTCTGTGGGTAAGGAGATTCTCCCCGAAAGCCGTCGCGATTTCTGTTCTGGCGGGGGTAAGTCCCTTTACTTCCTCGTCGCTCGTGTATTCGCCGGTGTACATCGCCGAGCCGATATAGGCGCCGGTCGTGATGTTCGTCTCGTTCATCTTCGCGTTGTACATGTTGGTGGTCGGGATCAGAACGAGATGATGCTTCGTGAATACGGTATCCCCGTGATTATACCAGTAGTCCATATCCGCGACCGCGTAGCTTTTCCCGCCGATCGTCCAGTAGTCGCCGATGAAAATATCGTCGAACGTGCCACTGGAAATCGCCGTCTTCTGCGACGCCGTGAGAGACGTGCCGAGATTCTTGCCGCGATATACGTTTCTGTGCATGTCCGCGGAGATCATACCGAGAAGATCGCTCGCAAGCAGCTCGCCCGTGATCTTTCTGGTATCCGTAGAACCCGACGTGTCTTTCAGAAGAATGTCGGTTTTGGCAAGCCTGTCCGCCGCCGGGTAAGTGTTGAATTTTCCCATAGCTCAAAATCCTCCTTGTTGTGTTAGGTTGGTTCTTCCCTTATCTCAACCAGCCCCCGGCCCATTTCAAGATCGGAAGCAGACAGAATGAGATCGTCGTTAACTGAGAAAACAAGCGGTTCAACATCCCATTCGACCTCAAAATTCAGAAGCTCGTTCATCATTTTGATTTTCTCGTCGTCAGGGAAGTCGCCGTTCATGATCTCCTGATACTTTGCGTTAAAAAAAGCGAGCTCGTCATTGACCCGCTTCGCTATTTTTGTCAGCTGATACGCCTGCCTGAGCCTCAGATTCTGCAAGACAAGCTTATTCAGCACAGGCACGGCATTGTTTAGCGCTCCGTAAGTCATAGTTTCTCCTTTTGATTTTATGAAATATTTATTGAAGTCTTTATGGCGTGACAGTCTTTTTCCATCCGCTGGAGGTGTAGATCCACGGAATCGTAACTATTTTCCAGCCGCTTGATGTATAAACCCATACTATCGCGTTCTTCCACCCGCTTGAGGTGTAGATCTTTACAACCCTGTACGAAGAGGACTGCTGCGGGGAGAAGTATATGTTAAGCTGGGTCGTATCGCTGTAGCTGCTCGACCTTATATAGAAGTAGTACGATGTAGCTTGTACGCTGTATGAAAAATCAATATCCCCGTCGGAGCTTGTGTCGCTTGCAAGAATCGTACCGCTCGGTATTCCGGTCGTGCGGTCTATATCGGCGCTTCCGGTATAGGCCGTGAGCCATCCGAGACGGATATTCCCACCGGTCGTATAGAAGCGGACAGTCCCGGCTTGGGAGAAAGTGACTTTCGTGACATACATGTACCCGGCTGTAATCGGAAAAGAGAAGAACACATCAGCCGTGGACACGCTTTTATCCGCAGTTGCCGTCAATGTCCAAAGCTGCGACTGACTCGGCGGCGTGATGGTGACGGTCAGATTTCCCTGTGTGGACGAAGTGCTTCCTTTTGCCCACACATAATAGGTTCCGCTGGTCGTTACGGTGATCGTATGCGTCGAGCTGCTTGTAGCTTTGCTGCCTCCGCTGTCGCTGTACGGGCACCCGTCGGACGGATCGTAGCTGTTGTCGGCGGAAGTCACAAACAAATCCGCGTTCGCGCCGCTCGGAATGCTGACCGTCGCCGATCCGCCGTATGCGAATGTAACAGCGAAGTACCCACCCGTCCAAGACGAGAGCGTAACGTTTTTTGTTGTCTGGGCAGAAAGATTCGTCAAGGAGCTTAACTGGGAATAACTCCATTGATTGCCCCCTCCGCTTGGAGGATCAATGTAGATCCATCCATAGCCGGAATCGGAAGCATTACAAAGACGGAACCAGAAATCATACTGTGTGTTTGCCGATACGGTTGCCGTCATTGTAAACTGACGATTGCCAGCCCCGTCATCGTTGGAAGCAAGAATCGTCGCGGTAGACGGAGGCGTTCCGTTTACATCATCACAATCATTCCCGGATACATGCGTAGTGATCCAGCCCTTCGGGTCAACTACTGTGCCGCTGCTGCTCGCTGCAGAATAAAATGTAACCGTTCCAGACGTACTGAAACGAACTACACGTTTATAAAGCGTGTATTGAGAATAGCTGTGATAAGTGTAATATTGCGATGACTGTGTTCCGAGATCTGACGGATCCAGAAGCCATTGTCCTCCGCTTCCGCCGTTATATGCAACAGATATGGAGAACGAATAGCTGTTTTCTGATCCGTTTCCGGTGCGGAACATCAGATAATATGTCGTTCCGGTCGAAACCGTATAAGTAAACGATACGCTTGAAGAACCGCTTGTATCGGAGGCAAGTACGCTTGTCGGATTACCGTTGCTGTCAATTGCCGTGCTTGACGTCAAATATCCGTAGAGTCCATCGCTGCCAGAAAAGGAGAACGTATAACTCCCAGCCGTACTGAACGTAAGCGGTATATATTCTACCTGTTTTGCAAGTATATCCCCCGCGCTTCCGCTCCACGACGTTCCTGAAGTTGTGATTTGCGTTGAGCTGTCAAATCCGTGCGTGGCCCATACGCTTCCCGGAGGAAGAAGATTGAAAGTCAGTCCGGAAGTTGCGCTGCCGTTATAATGCCTGATCCAGAAATAGAGGGTTGTTCCGTTTCCTATCGAAATGTCGATATTATTCGGCCCCCACGCCCAATCCAGACAATCGGACGAAGAAATCAATCCGGTCGTGTGATCGTATATCGCGCTGCTGTATGTTTCGGTTACGAACAAATAGGTGGATGGCCCGCCGCTTGGCTGTTCGAACCGAAGCGTGCCGCCAGTATTGAATCGGGCACGATAACAGTAGATTTTATATGGGTCTGTGGAATTCAGCGTTTCCGTGTGGTTTGACGTGACATAACCGAGATTGGTGTATTCGTCACTCCACAGCGGCGTACTGCTCTCTGTAAAGCGAATGATCGGAAATAGAACAGCAACATTTGGCTGTACATTTCTGAAATAAAAATAAACGGTTGTTCCTGATGTTGTTATATTTACCGTTACGGCAAGTGCTCTTTCGCTTGTGCTGATTGCGGTCGTAGTTCCGTTTACAATATACGGGCTCGGCCATCCGGTCGAATCATTGAATGTCGCGCTTGGGTTTGAAGCATAGGCGCTCACATAAGCCGTTCCGCTCACAGTTGTACCGAAGAATCTCAGTTCGGCGGATCCGACCGCATTGAATGTCGCCGCGATATAGTATGTCTTCCCGTCACCGGAATACGATGTAGTTCCAGCCTGTGAGCCGCATATAGTATCGCCGCTTGTGCTGATGGTTACGGTATCGCATAAAGTAGCTGTATATGCCATTTACTCACCCTTAGTATTCCCATTGGAAATATACGGTCCCAAGCGGAGGTGTCGAAGAGAAATATTCGGAAGGCGCAGCGGTTCCGTTGCGTACCACCAAGTATCCGTTATTGTTTCCTCCACCTCCTGTATTGAGAACGCCGTCTACCTTGAAATATCCTTGCAGAGTTGCATAGGAACTCAGAGACGCGGATGTTCCGCCCATGAGATACCCACCATAACTTGAACCGTCACTTATGCGGACGCTGGATGGCAGGTCGAGCTCGCCCCAAGCATCCATATAAGTCGTCGGAACGGTATTTCCTCCGTTGAATGAGATTCTGAAAACATCCCTGAGTACTCCGCCATAATACCCCTGCAATAAGAATCCGCCTGTATTGTTTGTCCCGGAGGAAGATGTAGGAGGTTTCGTGACGAATTCATTCGCATAGATCGTGGGAGAGAATATCGACGTACCGTTGATAAACGTACCCGTGTAAGTCACGCCGTCAATCGTCGTGCCGGTATATGTACCCTCCGCAATCTGAGCTGCGATTGTCTTTGCGGCATTTGCAGCGGTACCCGCATTTCCTGCGAGAAGATATGCGTCACCGGCATAATCATACGCCGCGTCAGCATGGTCATAAGCATAGGTGACTGTGCTCGGAACATCTGTTACCTGACTCCACGATATAGACGATCCCGCTCCCATTGTGACGCTGCCGTTGATCGTTACATTCCCATTCGCATCGATGGCAAATGAAACTGCCCCGTCGGAATCTCTCGTTACAGTCAGACCGCGGACGTTGAGCTTATTCGCCGTGACTGTACCGGTCTGGATGTTCGCTCCGTTGATAGTCGTGGATCCGGAAGTCGAAAGATCGGTAAACGTCACCATTCCGAGAATCTGCAGATTTTCAGCCGTAATCGTCGCAGTAGTCCCGCCGATTTCAAACGCTCCGGCAATAGTCGTCAGATCGCTGCTGCTGATCGTCGCCCCGGAAGTCTTGCGCGCAATGAACCGATAATAGTTCGTAGACGGAACCGTAAACGTCCTGTCCACAGGCGTACCATACGCCCGGACAAAACCGCTTTCGGCATCCGTATTGTCGGAATACTCGATCGGATCAAAAAGGTAGGAGTCGTTTGTGAGCTTTACAACAGTCCCGGATCTCAGATAGATCTTATACTTGCTTCTCGCGTAAGTTGTAGAGCTGACATTGGAGCCGTCGTTCGGATCGATGTCGCCGATTTCAAAACTGTCGGTCGCCATGCCGCGAGACGTCAGACCGATCGTCAGAGCTTCCTGTCCGGCGGCAGTCGTTAACGCCAGCGTTCCGGCCGTGATCTTGCTCCCGTGGATCGAACCGGCTGCGATCCGTTCCCCGAGAATGGATCCGTCCATCAACATCGCGGCTTTCCAGCTTACGCCGTAGTCCTCCGTGTATCCGAGGCCGTTCATATTGAACCGCCAGAAACGCTGCGCCACAAACTGTCCCTGATCGTTCTTGATCGGACGCACTTCGGAGATGTACAGTTCATTGGTTCCGTAATCGTCCGTCGTGATCGTGATGAACCCGTTCGTCTTCAGATTCATGATCGCGGCGGCGTTATCACGAGCCTCTCTGAGGATCGCGTCCTCGTCCACCGCTTCGTCGATCATCTTCTTGACCTCGGTATTGATCTTCCCCGCCACGGACGTAAGACTGACTTTCACGTCGTCCCCAAGCTGGAATACGGTATTCTGCGGCTGATCCAGAGGGATCGTCAGCTTTTTCACCGGAAAGAACCGGTCGATACCGTGAAGCGTTGAGATAACGTGGATCCTGTCTCCGACCCGAACGTCTTCGATCTCCGCGTTCAGATAATGAAGATCCAGAGCGGAAAGGGTGAGCACCATCGTGTCGAACTGAATGTCCGACAGATACTGCTGCCCCTTTGCGAGAAGAGCGGACGCGCTGGTCTCGTCATCCCAATGAACGACCGTCTCGATCCATCCGTACTGACTGATCACTTCTTGCGATGCCTGCACGTAAATCGACCCGCCGTTCACGCTCTTGACGGTTAGATAGTTGTCGACTCCTTCGATCTCTTCGTCCTGCTTCGCTCCGAGAGGAATGACAACCGTCGCATAGTCTGATGAATCGGACGACTTCGTGAAATCGATCAGATTCTTTCCGAACTCGATCGCCTGCGTTGTGGTGCGGGCTTCCGTGTTCAGATAGTCCAGATAGCGGACGCCGTTTTCCTTCCGCACCCGCATGTTCCCGCCGAACTCCTGAATCAGCTTGTTGACGCACTCCATCGTCTTCTCGTAGTTCGTCGTGACGGAAATATCCCCGGTCACCGTGACCGCGCCGAGTGTAAACTGCTTCGAAGCCGGAACATTCGCATTGTGAACGGTCAGAAGCGCGGACAAATATTGACGGACTGCCGTTCCGCCGGAATAGCTGTAAGCGTGCGGCGGCTGCGTCGTGTCGTTGAGATAGGCAAGCGCGCCTTCGCAGACGAGCTGCCTTTGATTCCAGAAATCCTTGGTTTCCTGAAGCGCCCGTCCAGACCAGATCTCATCTCCATCCTTTTTGACGACGATCTCCGTCGCCATCCGGACAATCGCTTCATATCCGGCGTTTCCCGGAGGAAGCGTCATCCTGAGAGATCCCGCCGCGCTTTCCTCCATCGTCAAAGACGGGGACGCAACTTTGATATACGGATCGGAACTCGTATCGTCATAGATAAGAGTGTTATCCGCGTAAATCTGATACATCAGAGGATCCCTCCCGTATAGTCGTTTGCTCCGTTCGAGACGGGGTACTTATAAGGCCCCACGACATAATCTATCGTGATCTTCGAGTTATTCGCATCGCTCTTCCAGCCATTGACGCTGAACCGCCCTTCGTAAAAATATGTCGGATCGTCTTCAAGCACCATCCGCATCCGTTTCCCGTGCAGATAGGATAAGACGGCCGTATATACGCTGTTCCAATCGTAAGAATAGTTGTCGAGGTTAAAATCGTTCAAAACAATGAATTCAAAACTTCCCTGCCGATCCGAGAAAACCGGTCTCCCGGCGAGGGATTCCGTCAAGTCGATGGAACCGTCCGCGCCGGGAATATCCACATACTGTGTCTTCGGTTTCGGCGGATCGACAACCGGACGGGAAGAGGGAACCAGATGCCAGTCCGAGTATGTGTTCTTGTTGCCGAATGTTATGGAATGATACATCAGATCCCCCTCCCCACAAGTGTAGTCATATTGCCGAAGGCTTCATCGTATTTCTCTGCCGTCGCACCGACCAGCGCGTCACTGTCGATGTAGACGTTCATCTCTGCGATCCGGTTGATGTCTGCGTGTACGCCGTCAAGTTCCTGGCGGATGGACAGCACATTCATCTTGATCTCTTCAAGCGCTGCGTTCGACTGCTCGTAATGCGCCTGTTCGTTTTCCGAGATCTCCGTTGCCGTCTGCTGAATCTCCGTGTAAGCGCTCTGCTGTACGGCAGTCTGTGCCTGTGTAAGCTCCTTCTGCTCCGCCAGATATGCCTGATAGCCGGTCAGCGCGTTCAGCGACCTCTGACGGTTTTCTTCCCGGATCGGTTCTTCGTTCCAGTATCTCGTCAGAAGGTTCGCCAGAGCTTCATTTTGAAAATCGGCTCCCTGCTCGCGGATCATCATTCTCTTGCCGTGGTCATCCGCCATATCGAACGCCGTCAGAATGCCTTCCAGTTCTCCGGCCTGCAGCTTCAGATCGTCGAAATCGTAAACCGGAGTGACTGTTGTAACCCCCTCCGGGTATTCCTTCGCAAGCCATTCCGCATAGCTGAGAACCTCCGTCATTCGTTCCTCGATCGGCGTGGCTACCGCGTCCGCAACGATTTCGCTCGATGATTCGAGAACCGGTACTGCGCCTTCAAGAGTGGTTGTCACTCCCTCGATATAGCCTGTGCCATATGACGTTCCGCCATCAAGGCCGCTCTCATATGAGGTGTACGAGAACGCATCAAACGCTTCGCTGATGTCATCCGTCACCATCGAAGTCGCTTCGGCAACAGATCCGTCCTCCACGTATCCCTTGAATCCGGCAAGAAGCTGTTCGGGAATGTCGCTTCCGAAATCATCCATCGACCCTGTTTCGATCCATGTGTAGATACCGTCTCCGAACATGGAAGCAAGGTCGAAACCGGACCCCTTTATGATCTCCATAAAGCTCGAATCGCTGAGATAGGAATTTGCTTTATCCTTTATAAATTCAGTAAGTTCGAGAATCTTATCGCCTACTCCCGGAATCCCGGAAAAGACACCGTTGGCAAGACCTTCGTCGAAGAACAAGCCGAGCGCATAAGCCACCCTTGACGGAGACCGGATGTCAAGCTCCGTTTTTATTGTCTTCACCGGGGTACTCGCAAGTTTTGTCGCCGCCTGCTGAACCAAGGCCGTACCGTCATTAATGCTGTTCGTAAAACCCGCTACAAAATTATCGCCAAGCGTTTTCGCCGATCCCGACATATCCACGGAATTCATCCCGGACATGACAGAATTTGAAAGAGCGGCCCCTGCATCCGCCATCACATCGGTGTGGCTCTTGATCTCGGAAGCTACCCAGTTGATGAAGGATACGATCGAATCGATCCAGCTCTGAGATCCCCCTTCCGGGAACATTCCGCGCCGAACATATCCGATCATGTCCTTTCCCTTTTGCACGAGAGTATCTTGGGAATCCTGATTTGTGAAGATGCCTGCGATTCCCCGGATCTTCCCGGCGACAACCGCTTTCAGTCCGGTTTCTTCCTTGTCGACCTCCGCCGTGATGCCGCTGCCGATCATGTCGATAATATCAGCTCCGGCCTTTTTCAGGCTTTCGCTCACGTCGTTCTTCAAAATCGCGTCGGAGACCATCTTCGAGATTTTCTTCCCGACCTTGCTGACGGAATCTTCATCCGCAAACTTGTCCGCGATGTATTCGATCAGTTTTCCGGCGGCTGTCTGCGTTTGCTTTTTGGAATCGTCCTTACCGAACAGATCCGTGATCCCCGTCAGCACTTTCTCTCCCATCGCTTCGACCTTGGAGAGCAGCTTCTGATCGTCCGTCCCGACAAACGCGTCTATCGTGTTCGAAATGGCATTGGCAATATTGTTTGCCTTTATCGTATCGATATCGACAACCTTATCATAGTACGCTTTGAATTTCTTTCCGAATTTTTCAAGATTTGAACCGAACTTATCCAAATTCGCGTCTTTGATCTTCGCTATTTCGCCTACCGACCCTGCGATTTCTATAATTGCGGAAACTGCGTCGCTTGTATTCGTCACCGCGTCAAAGTTTATCTGTTCCATATACTTGGCATATACAAGAAACGAATACGCGAAGGCTTCCAGATTCGTTCCGAATGTCTCCATAGAGGTATCTCCGCGAAGAAGCACGGAGAACCAGCTGTTGGACTGATTCGGGATCTCTTTGGCGAATGCGATAACAGTATCAGCACAAAGAGCCGCGTTTTCAACAACATCGCTTTTAATGTCTTTTGTCTGTTCAGCAAATTTTGCAAGGCCAGAACCAAACCATGAAAGTTGATTGCCAAAAACGCCAATATTCTTCTCACCAATGAGCCACTTCAAAACCGTACTGCCATTGCTTGGAATATCCTTAGCAAAGGCAATGATAACATCAGCGCAGGCAGCGGCATTCTCGATCACATCCTTCGGGAGGTCCGTCGTCTCTTTCGCAAACGTATATAACGACGCTCCGAAACCGGCAAGCTGAATTCCGAATTCTTTGAGATTTTTCTCACCGGCAATAAGCTGCCATAGTCCGCCGGAGCTGGGAACCTCCTGTGAGAAAGCTATAACGATTTCCGCACATGCGGCAGCCTTTTCGACCACGCCCTGATCCAGATCCTTCGTTTCATTGGCAAATGCCTGAAGTCCTGTTCCAAGACCCTCAAGCCCATCTGCGAATCCGCTGAAATCAATGCCTCCGGTGAACCATGATGTCAGACCGTCCAGAACGCTCGCTTTCGTCAGAGTCAGGATCATCTCCGCAAATATCCGACATCCTTCAAGCGTCCCTTCATTCAGCCCGTCCATCAGCGTAAAGAACCCTTCGGCCTTTTCCGCAATATGCGCCAGTCCGTCGCCGTATCCGCTCATAACAGCGTCGATCGTCTCCCCGGCAATACCTCCGGCAAGACTGCCGATCAGATGACCGACAACCCCGCCGATTACGTCCGCAATGGCTACCACCATATCACCGAATTTGTTGATCCGGTCGACAATAGCTCCTTCGCCACCGCCGGGTATCTGTTCAAGAAGATTGATGATGGCTCCACCGGCGGCAAATATCAGTCCCATTGCCTCGATCACTCCGGCGACTTCCGCGATGGCCACAACAACGGAGCCGAACGCTCCCGCGCTGATCGCACCGAGATTGAATTTATCGAAAAGCACCAGCAGTCCGGCGATAGCGGCAAACAGCACGCCGACGCCCCAGTCTGCCTCAAACACTCCTGCAATTGCGGAGCAGAACTCTCCGAAAGAACGGATCATTTCGACCCCGCCGACCTTGTCGGAAAGCCATCCGATCGCGGCGAACAATGCGCCGATCTCGACCAGAAGCGCCGCAGCTTCGAGGATCATCAGTCCGGCGTGGAGAAAGTCCTTCGTCGTTAAACCGGACTTCTTCAATAACCAGACCGCGGCGATCAGACCGGCAAGCAGTCCGCCTCCACCGATCAGTTCACTGAGATCGATTCCTCCTTCTCCGAGAGCCTGCTTCACACCCTTGATCAGCCCGCCGAGGATCTCGCAGACATACTCCGTGATTTCCGGAATATGCTCCGCCAGAAGCCGCAGAGCGACCATGAGGATATCCAATAAGATAATGCAAACGTCCTCCGCGATCTGTTCGGCGTTCTGCGCGAGAGCGTCAAGTACCTTGAGGACAAGTGTCATTCCGGCGTCAATCAGATCGTCCGCCGCGTCTCCGAGGATTTTTGCAAGCAGTCCGAAAATCAGAAGTCCGCCTGAAAACAGCGCGACACCGGCTCCTATTTTGAATAGCACATTCGCCAATTTATTAAGAGTATCAAGACATGGTTTGAGAACTGCAGCCGCAAAAGATAAAGCAAGTATACCCGCCACAAGGCCGAGAAGCGCCACCCCAATCTTTCCGAGGGAGGACAGGATATCGCTCCAGCCGAGCAGACTGAGCGCGGCCAGAAGTCCCATCAGAATCGCCAGCGCGCCGACAACTTTCAGCATCCCGCCTCCGAAATCGGAGAAGGAAGAACTGATATCGCCGATTCTGCTCATCAGCTCAAAGAGGCCGAAGATTCCTGCCGATACCAATCCGAGAGCGCCGAATGCCGCTGCGATCTTCAATAGCCCGTCGCCTATTGTCGGCCAGTCCACCATCGAGTACAGCTTCAGGACACCGAGCAGCAACGCGGCCGAAACCACAAACTGCCGAATGTCCTTTGCCGCGCCGATGAGTCCTCCGCCTTCACCGGCCAGATTCGCCGCCGTGAACGCGCCGAGAACCGCGGACATCAGACCGAGAAGCGCGGCAAGCCTGCCGAAACTTGGCCAGAAATTCTCAAGCTCTCCGAGAGCCTTCATCGGATCCACCATCATGCCGACCGCTTTGGCCAGCAAAATCATGGAAGCTGCAAGGGCAAGAGCGATCTGCGGCAAAGCGTGAAGCGACTTTGAATCCGCAAATTGAGAAACAAGTAAAACTCCTATCAGACCGGCAAAGGAAGTGGCGAGCGTACCGATCACACCGCCGATCTTTTCGCTGTCGATACGGCTGATCAGAAACGCCGCTCCGGCCAGAAGTGCGATTGCCCCGGCGATTTCAAGCAGCATCGTGACCTTCAGCGTCTTCTGCCATGAGGTCAGAGCATTGCCGACCGCTTCCAGAGCATCCCCGGCCTTGTGCATCAGCCGGATCGTCGCAAACGCCTTGATCGCAAGAAGAATAAGCTCGGTCAGCGTCGGCAGATCGATCCCGTTAGTGAGATCCCGGATCAGCTTGACAACGTCGCCTAAAATCTTTCCGAGTCCAGAGAGCAGATCACTCACGCCCGGAGCCATCTTCTGAACAATCTCCCCGAACTTGGAGAACGCCCCGCCGATCTTGTCGAAAATGCCGCTCAGATCGACACCGACACCCTCAAATCCACCGTACTCTCCGCCGAGGCTTTCAAGAAGCTTTCCGAACGGATTGTCATTCCACCCGAAGGCTTTGGATACCGTGTCGGCTACCTGCAAAAGCGCGAAGCCGATCCCCTGAATCACGTCGATGACGCCGTCCCCGATATAGTGAAGATCGAGACCGGTCACATTTTGAATTATGTCGAATACTGTGTCCAGTATAATTTTCAGCTTGTCTTCGATAACAGCAAGCAGTCCCGTAAGCCCTCCGCCGTTCTCCTGATACACACGGATCGAATCCGTCAAAGACAGAAATTTCGTCAGAAACTCTGAGACAAACACGATGCCGTCCTTGATCCCGTTGATGAAGGCGGAAAATCCTTCGTTGTTCCGAATAAAATCCTGAACTGTCTCGAGCCCTCCGACGATAGTGCCGAAGAAACCGTCGAGATCGCCGCCCGTACTGCCGAGAAGCATTCGGATTCCTTCGAGCCAGTCGTTGAAGATTGTAACGGCAGCCGTCCAAGCCGGACCGAAGAACTCCTCGATCCCGCCGAAGGTCTCCCGGAACGCCGTACCGATACCGAGGATTCCGTCCTTGATCTTGCCCCAGCCCTCATGATGGGCCAGCGTCTTCAGTCCGTCTGCCAAATCAAACAGGATCTTCCGAATACCGTCCGCAGTACCGGCAATATCCGCTCCCGTCCAGATATGAACGACCTCCGTAATTGCTCCGAGGAAGGCGGCGAGTCTGCTCGTCATCCCATCGACAACGGTGTCGAATGATATGGCCCCGTCTTTGAAAAACACCGATAGATCAATGTACTTTCCAAAAGCGGTTCCGAAGACCCTCATCGTTTCTGCCAGCTTATCGTAAATTCCAATGAGCTTTGCGGCCAGAGGATACTGCTCCCGAAGACTTTCAAGAACGCCCGTATCAAGAAGACTTCCGTCGGCAAGCGCATCCATCGCACCGCGAACTCTGCGAATTCCGATCGCAAAATCGCTCAGCACAGCTCCCGCGCGGCTGTATAGATCGGAGATCCCGCCGAAGAAACCGGACAAACCGTTCGTGCCGGAAAAACCGGCAGCAAACTCGCGGGTCAGACCGCCGATCCCGTCCTTTGCGAGAGAAAAGACACGGGAGAGCCCGCCGAGATATTCTCCGAGGCCGTCCTTGACGCCGGAAAGATCCCGGAAGAATCCTTCAAATGTCCCCCGAATCTTGTCCATCTTCTCCTCGCTCAGGATCAGCCCTTCGGTAAACTCCCGGAAACGCTTCGTAATACCGAAAAGCTCCTCGGCCTCCATCGCCTCCATCGCCTCCCATGCTTCTCCGATCGGATCGAGAAATGACCGTACCGCGTGGTACATATTCTTGATACTCTGAATAAAATCTTCCCGGCCGCCCATATCATGCCAATCTGTCAGAAGATCGTTCAGATTGCTGATCGGCCCGGCAAATATATCCCATAACTCATTGGAAAGCTGAGTCCACGTGACCTTCGCTTCCTCATAGTTGCCGAAAATATTCTCAAAAACATTCATCCATGCTGTCGATACGGCGTCCGTTGTCGCATTGATAACATCTTCGAATGTCTTTGCTTCCTGCGCGGCAGCGAAAGCCCGTCTGCCCAGTTCATATTCGTCGCTGCTCAACTCTTCCAAAATAGGAAGAATTTCCTCAGCCGCGAGCCCGGTTTTTTTAACAACATCCTCGATCTCAAGTGTCCCGTCCATGTATGCGTTAAGCCATGTCAGGATCTGGGAGGTCGTAACGTCATAATTCTCGTTGAACTGATCGTAAACCTCGTTCAGCCGCCCGGCGAAGCCGCCGAACTTATTCATAGCGGCAATCAATACCTTATTGTCAAACCATCCGGCCGCAAGAGTCGACCTGAAGTTGCCTACATTGACAAAGTGATCACCGTTATAATTACTCGAAGCGATTTCATTGATATTTCCGTATTTATCCAGTCGTCCGAGCTCCACAGCAGTATCAATGATCGTCTGCTTGAACTCTTCGGTCGCCATGTTGGCATTCTCGACGGACATCCAGTCCGGCAATTTTACCGCGCCCATGCCGAGCGACTGCGAGAAGTTGTACATGACCCGGCTTGCGGAAGCCGCGTTCTGACCGGCAAGAGCCGCCGCCGTTGAAATACCTTCCATAGCGGATACAGCATCTTCAAGCTCAATTCCCTGAGAAGTGAACTTACCGATACTGTTCGTCATATCGGTAAAATTGTAGGAAGTTTCATCCGTAAACCAGTTTAGCGTTGCCAGCTTATCCGATACGTCGTCAATCGTCCGACCTGTGGCATTCATGATTGTCTGAACGGCAGTCGTCTTTTCACCGTATTTATCAAAACCGGCTACGATCTGGTCCGTGCTGACGGCTTTCAGCTTATCGACAACCCATGTCTCAATCGATGCGCCGATGTTCATAAGCGCCCCGATCGCAATGGTCTCAAGAGCCGAAAATTTCTCCCCGACTCCGCTGAGCGCTCCGGTCAGTCCGCCGAAATCGACATTGTCCGCAGCCGATGAAATGCCGGAAAAAGCTTTCTCCGCCCCGGAAAAGTCAAGCGCGCTCTTCAGCTTGTCCAGCGTGGACATGCTCTGCGAGACATTCCTCTCAAAGTCCGCGTTGTCAAACCGCATCTCGACGACTTTCTCATCGATCGTTCTGCTCATACGCGCTTCACCTCCTCCCATGCCGCGTCGGCGATCTTCTCAAAAACGGGACGGAGCGCCGGGTTGATATAGTCGATCCCCTGCACGTATCCGCCGTTTCGTGTAGCGTGTCCGTATTGCAGGATGATCGCAATCGGCACTCCATTTTGAAAGTTCGTGTTGTCGAATGAAATAGTCACGGATCCTTCCCCTCTGACGATTCTGTACCGCCATGAAGCCGCGGTCAGACCCGTATCCTTCGGCGTCGCTTCGGCAAGCGCCCGAACGCCTTCTTCTCCGTATCGGTCCAGAATGCCGATATTGAAGACTTCCTTCGCCTTTTCCAGATACCCGCTCAGCTTCTTGAAGTCTCCCTTCTGCCGGAATGAGATCAATTCGGGCGCCCCCTTTCCTTATCCAGTGGTTCCGAGCCTTGCCTTCCGTTCCCGGTTCAGCCTTGCTCTCTGGGACAGCGAATCCCGGCTCGTCCCCTTCTTTTTCTTCGGTTGGTTCTTAATATTGCAGACCCGAATGAGCGTCAGAAGCCTGTTCAGATGCCAGTTCTGGCACTCGAAGGGGATCTGCAGCGCCGTCATCCAGTAGTAGATCAGCTCCGCCGTGACGGTTTCCCTCGAAGGATGGTTCGTCTTTCCGCCATCCGAAAAAGTCGTTGCTGTCATGGGGTCGGCAATATACTGATTGACGATGTCAATAGACGCCTGTGTCAGCGTCCCGTAGATTTTCTTGTCCACATTCGGCGTCAGCGTCATGCAGCGAATGTAGTCTATAGATTCCGCCCTTGTCTTCGGCGTCTTGGAGAAAAATGGCTTTTTCCACCGGCTTTCCCATTTCGCCAGGGAAACAAGCGAGTGCTCGAGCAGAATCGTTTTTCCCTCCGAATATAAGAACTCCTGATTCTGCTCGTCCCAGATATCTCCGGAGGGAATGTTGATGCGCAGCATTGTTTATATCAGTCGACGATTTCGAGAGCCGGAGCGCTCTGCTTCATATCCGCGGGCATGATCCCGTTGATAAAAGCCGCGGCGGAAGCCGAATTCGTGGCGAGCTCCATGTACAGGTCGGAATAGGCTTCCGTCTGAGAGAATTCCTCGGTCAGTTCCTTGTTCTTGATGAAGCGTCTGCCGTCGGGGCTCTTCTGACCGTAGGAACGGAGGATAAGCTCCTTGAAAAGCTCCATGATCGCAGGAACTTTCTTCTCCTGAGAGATCTGCTTGATCCTCTCGGAAAGTCCGCCGTCCACAGAGGTCTCGAACTCGGTCACCTCTGCTCTGGTCAGATTGAAGTAGAAGTCTTCGGTTCTCTGTTCGCCGTTGTAATCAGTGTAAGTCATGGTTTTTTTAAGCATTTTGTTTTCCCCTTTCGGTATAAAAAAATAATGGGCCGCCAGCTGTCCTGAATACGGCCCGTTTTTCAGTTCGGAACGAATGTCCGGATCTTTGATCCGCTTGAATCCAAGATCATGGTATCGTCGGAAGCGGCTGCGAAGGCCTCCGAATTGTAGACTTCCTGAATCTCCTGCAAGGAGGGCAGATGCGGTTCGGATGCAAAAGACTTGACGGGCTCCCCTTCGCTGTCAAGGATATTTTCTCCGTCGGAATCGAGAACATATACATCATCGTCGAGACCGTACAAAAGATCCTCGATCACCCGGAGCACATTCATAAGCCCGGTGTCCTTATAGCGCGGACCGCTGAACACAAAGTGCGCCGTGGGTTTGAATCCCTCGACAACTTCCGGAAGCGTAGAGACTTCCCATGAAAGAGTGATTGCCTCTGGACTGTCGTTGATCGTAGAGTACGACTTTTCGGAAGGAGACGCCGTGCATCCGTAGACGATATGGATCTCGTAGGAGTAGTCGTTTCCCTCTTCCGCATTGCCGATCAGACTTCGAAAGCAAAAACCGAACATCTGCCGTTTCTGCTGTGTGACCGTTACGCCGTCGACCAGCTCGCGACGCCCGAGACAAGGCTTGAACGGACGCGGATAAGAGTACGCTTCGATTGTCAGACTTAATTCCTCGGCAGACAGCAGATTCAGGTATTTCGCGTTATCCGCCCAGAAAGCGGTTGGTTCGCCGCCGGAAGGATTGATGGAGACCGCGGTCAGACCGTTCCACACCACGCCCTTCGAATATGTGCCGTCAGGATTCCGCAGGAACAGTATGCCGTGATCCGTACCGGTCGCATATTTGCGGTCTTTGTTTCTGTCCCATGAGAGACGTGGCATAGCAGACCACCTCCCCTTTTGCTTATGCGATCAGAGCAACGATTTCAGACGGCAGGGGAAGCTTGGGAGCAGTACCGGAAGATCCGCCGGTGCCGTCCGTTCCGTAGAGCTTATTCTCAAGGATCGTCAGCTTCGCGGAGTCGATCTTGGTCGAATCGATTTCCAGATAAGCAGTCGGCTTGTAGGCGGTGCCGCTGATCGTGCCGATTTCGACGGGGGTCGTGTTGACTTCCCAAGAGAACGTGATCGCCTCGGGACTGTCGTTGACGGTCGCATAGCTTCTCTCGGAAGGAGACGCCAGACAGCCGTAAACGATGTGGATCTTGTAGCCGAGATCGTCCTGAGACACGTCGTTGCCGATTCTGGTGCGGTAGCAGAAGCCGAACATCTTTCTCTTCTGCTGATGGACGTAGATGCCGTCGGAGATTTCAGCGGAACCGTCGCATTCGCCGAACTCTTCCGGGTAGGTGTACGCTTCGATGGTGCAGGCGAACTCCTCCGCGCTCATCAGATTCAGGTACTTGATGTTGTCCGCATAGAGAGCCATGGGTTCGGCGCCGGACGGATTCTCGCTGACGGAGGTCAGGCCGTTCCAGACGACACCGTCCCCGTATTTGTTGTCGCCAGTCAGCGTCTCGTCGTAGACGTAAAGAACGCCGTGGTCTACGCCGGTTTCATAAAAATGTTCGCCGGTCTTGTCCCAAACGAGTTTAGACATTGTGATTTTCCTCCTCAATAGTAAAGTTCAAAGACCCAGTGATTCAGGTTGTCCGCCATTATACGGCGGTTGAAAGAACAGAGCGGCCAGAGAGCCAGCTCCTTAACAACCGAATAATCCGGGTCCTTGCCGATAACCGTTATTGCATACCGCAGTCTCCCGCTGTACGCCGTATTGTCAGCCCGCCGGACGGCAATATCGTTAAGTCCGTAAATAATGCACGGATAAACGAGTTTCACCGTCTCCGGCGGCTGAAAATAGACATGGCGCGACCCGATGAGATCGCAGAGCTTTTCATGCAGTTCATTCCTCCGGTCCATTATAAACACCCCCTACGGTGAGCACGATCCGGGGAAAGTCGACCTTCGCATCCGTGATCTTCCATTTCGAGCCGAGCCATGTCAGGTAGCGCATTTTTACGAAGTTCTCGGCGGCGAACGGATCGGCCAGGATACTGATTTCATTGCGGACGTTCAGGTTGTCGTTCAGCCCGTCGCCCTTCTCATACCGCCTGTTGTTTGAAAGGACATCGCCGTAATAATTCCGCTCCAAAACGGTCTCCTCGAAAACGCCCGGCCGGTTGACCGGATCCTTCTCGACCGTATCGGCGAAACCGATTGCTCCGTAATACTTTGCCATTTTGATTTCCTCCGCTTACTCTGAATTCGCGGACACAATTACACGGTCGCGATGATCGAGTACGTCCTCGTCGTCATCGTCCTGAATTGTGTCCTCGATCAGTTTCCCAGCTCGTATTCGAGAACGATGGCGGACTTCGGCTTCACAAGAGTGCCGGACTCTCTCTTCTCAAGCAGATACTCCATCTTGTTGAAGTCGAGGTCGAAGTCGTCGAAGAAGCTGGTCTGACCGCCCTTGGTCTGACCCACGGTGTAATCGGCCATATCGACAATAATGCCGACAAGATTGCGGGTATGGTCCACACTGCTGATGGTGACCGTGCGGGTCTTGTTCTTCATGACGGGAACCCCGACGACCTTCTCCACGCCGATAGCGGCCGCGAGCTCAGTCTTCGTCTTGTAGAGTCTGTGACCGTAGTCGTCCTCGAGCAGAAGCATATCGGAAAGTCTGTCGGAAGCGACGAAGAAAATCGTATTGCCGGAACCGTCATAGTCGTCGAACCCCTTCACGGCGGAACGGATAGCGGCCTTCGCGATGTCGTCGTCCGTCGCGCTGGAGGCAACCATGGCAGTAGCCTGAATAGCGAAAAGATCCTCCATCGTCCAGATCGGACGGATCTTCTCCTCGTCGATCTTATCGCTTGCGGTGATACCGCGGCCGTCGCCGATCAGGATCGCGCGGGCTTCCTCGGCGTCGAGCATTACCTGCATCTCCTTCTTCAGCCACGCGACGATGTCGAAGTCGGTGATGTCGTCGATATCGTCCTTGTCAAGCTTCTGGAGCTTGTAGATTCTGGCGGGCGAGGTTTCGCGCTTCAGGAGCCTGAGAATTTCCTCGATCTTCTGCGTGCCCTTGGTCAGATAACCCTTAGCGCGGGCATCGTCGGCAGTCATATCGGCAAAGAGCGTCTTGATGCGGCCGAACGGCGCGTGACGTACCCCGGACAGAACCTCCTTGACCCAGCCGAGATTCCCGGTAATGGTCTGAGGCTGATCGCCGACGGTCTTTGCGTCGGGATATGCATTGCTGATATCGGTGATTCCGTGCTGGAGAACCACGTCCCGCAGGCTTCCCTTGCCGTTTCTTGCCTCGGTGAGAATCTTCACCTGCTCGGAGTGGGAAAGGACCCCCTCGGTCTCAACGGCGGTGTTCTCGTAGTTGCGCTCAAAAATGTTGTCGTGCATTTCAGTACCTCCTTCGGTATTTTCAGAATTGTGTTTGATCTCCTCTTCGGGCTCGGATGCGGGCTTGTCCCCTTCCTCCGGCTCGTCGGAGTGCTTCGCTTTCTTGGATTCCTTGTCCTTAATCGCCTGTGCGATCAGGGCAATGGCAACTTCTCTCTGCTCGTCATTGAGCGTTTCGAGAATGTCGCCGACCGTCTCGTCGTCCTCTTTGCTGTTCTCTTCCTTCTTGGAATCGGCGTGAGAGGCCTCTTTTCCCTCTGCGTCCCCGTCCTCCGCGTCTTCATCGCCTTCGATAATATCTCCGATGACGGAATACAGGGCGATCTGCTGCTTCTCGGTGAACGTATCGAGGACCTGACGGACGGTCTTCTTTTTGTCCTTATCGCCCGCCTCTTCCTTCTCTTCCTTGTTCACCGTCTTCGCGTCGGGCTTCGCGGCTTCAAGGTCGTTCTGCTCATCGTCGGCGTGCTCAAAGCTGATCTCCTCACCCGCATAAAGAACAAATTCGTCCTCGGAGATTTCTCCGTGACGAATCACATCCACGATATGCGCGCCGGAATTGGCCCCGGCCAGAACGAGGGATACCTCTTTGATCTCGCCGTGAAGAACATCACCGCCGACCTGCTTGAGCCTGTTTGCGAAAATGGACAGGGAATCATAATCGCCATGCTCAACGGCAAGCTTGGCACTCTGCCCTTTTCTCGTACTGTTGAAAGAGCAGTAGGCGAAAACGCCCTCGTCCATGTTCTTCAAGACCGCGTGGCCCAGAACATTTTCAGGGTCGTTGTGCTGATGATTCCAAACAAGGGGGACGGTCTTTCCGTCACAGTCCTTGAATGCATCCTTTCGGATGGTCCTGCCGTCGGTGCACAGAATGTCGTTCCGCGTGGCCCATCCGCAAAAATCGTATTTCATTTTGATTTTCTGCCTCCTTTATAGATTCTTCTTGCCTTTATAGACGACGGTAGTAGACTTAGCTTTGCTTCCGCTTGACTTCGATTTCGTCGCGGCTTGATACTCCGGGAGAGATTTGATGTATTCAAGCTCTGCGGCGTAAGCATCCTCATATTCCTGCTTGGCCTTGGCGGTATTTGCCTTGTGCTCTTCTCTCAGACCGGCGCTTGTCTGCTTGTGCTGCTCTCTGAGGGAAGCCGCTTTGGACTGATGCGCCTCCTTGATAGCCGTCGTGCTGTTCTTCGACTGCGTGCGGAGATTGCCGCTTGTCGTCTTGAACTCTTCGCGCAGGGAGGAAGAGGTGTCCTTGTGCCCCTGTCTCGCAGCATCGTTTTCCGTCTTGGCTTCGGTGCGCAGTTCCGCGCTTGTCGCTTTGAAGGCCTCCTGAAGCTCTGTCCGCTTCTGCTTGTTGTCTTCTCTGAGATCGGAGATTTCCTGCTGTACGCGCTCCTTGACCGCCGCCTTGTCTTCCTTGCTCAGCCCGGAAAGATAGTTTTTCAGCGTGTCGATCTTCATCTGCATCGAATTCTTGTGCGATTCGATTTCAGATTTTGTGCGCGTGCGCTCAGACTCGATATTCTTATCCCGTTCCTCATTGACAGAAGCGATGCGGCTGTCCCGTTCGGACTGGCTCTTTTCGATCCCGGCGTTCATCTTCGTCCGTTCGGATTCGATCCGGCTGTCCCGAGAGGCATTGATGTTGCCGACAAGCGTATCCCGCGCGGTCTTGCTCTTCTCGATCCCCTCGTTCGTGCTCGATTTGCTGGATTCGATCCCCGCGTCCTGTCTGGCCTTCGAGTCGGCAACCTTGGCCTTGCGCTCGTTTCCGAAAAGCTCCCGGATGTACTTCGCATAGGCCCGGCCTTCCTCGTTCAGCCCCTTGGTCGAGGCATTGCCGTAGCCGAGCTTCCGGTTTTCCTTCTCGACGTTCTCGTAGTACCATCTCCGATACTCTTTCGCCTCCTGCGGATCGTCAAAGTGCCGCAAAGAGGCTTCGAGATTGTCGAGCTGCTCGTCCATATCGTCGAGATCGGATACCGCCCGAAGGTAATCCTCCTCCGTCATCGGCCCGTCGTCCTCTTCCTCGGCCTCTTCTTCCCCGCCTGCGGGATTTGTCCCCGGAGCCTGACCGGTTGTGTCATAGAGGTTCTTGTTCCGGAGAATATCTGCGTTCGGATCGGTCGACGGCTTCATGCCGATTGCCTGACGGATTTCGTTGGACGTCGTGATCTCGTTCCGTCCGAATTTGTCCGCGATCTCGGCGATCTTCTCCACCGGTACCAGAGCGAACGGATCGCGGTAATACTCGATGGATTGATGCTGCGTGATGGCAGTCTTTGTCAGGAAAGTCCGCTTGATGCTGTCCGCGACCGCCGCCACAAGGGGCTCGATGATCCGGTTGTTGTAGTTCAGCATCGTCTTCTCGTCCGCCGTTCCGTTCAGGATATCCGCGGTGATACCGAGCTGGGAATAAGCAAGGTCCGTCAGATACTGGATCTGACTGAGAAGATTGTTCTCGATCGGCCTGTTCAGCTGCTGGATCTTCTCCGTACCGTCCGTCCATGCAATACCGTACTTGGAACCGGATAACTGCTGCTCGATCTCCTCCCGCCTCTCCTGCGCAAGCGCCTTTCTCTGCGGCGTCTTGACCACATAGGGAAGCTGTATGATAAGATCCAGCTTGCCGGAGGAAGACTGCTCATCCACCGCGTCCAAAAGCGCGAGCTTATGGATCAGCCGCTGAAAGGTGGAATTGTGCTCGTTCATCACCGCGTAAAACGGATTCTCCACGATTGCCACGACTTTCTTCGGAACAACCATTTCTTCCCGCCGCCCGGTATCTTCGTTGTAAACGCTGATATGCACGTGCTTCGGATGCCATTGCGTGATCCGTCCGACCCGCATGGAGTTGATCTGATACGTGCCGGTCACCTCCGGGTCGAATGTCGTGTCGATCGGAACAAGCGCGATGACCCCCTCGTCCAGAAGCGAGAAAAAAATATCCAGACGGAACGCTCTGCCCGTCTGGTCAATGTTCGCTTCTACGGATAGACACCGGTTCAGGCCGGAGTCCAGCGTCTCGAGATAGCGGTCGTTGTCGTCCAGCTTCACATGCTGAATATCCACCTGCGCGGCGTCGACGGCGATCCGGTTTTTGATGGCCGTCACAATGGACCGGTCGCCGGAATTCCGGTAGTACCGCCGGTTGAAATCGGGATTGTACTCGCTGAATCCGCCGACATAAGACCTTGCGTACTGAGTCGGATCGCGGCTCTTAAATACGTTCCAGGCATGTTTCAGCCTGTCGGTAAAAGTATATTGCATTTTGATTTTGCCCTCCTGTGTCAGCCGACATCAACCGAAGTTTTCCGGTAAGCGATCCGCCCGGAACCGTACACGCCGCGTTTGAGCTGGCTCAGATCATACCCTGCGTCGGCCAGAGCCATGTGAACGCCGACCTCTCCGCGTTTTGCCACCCACTTGACCACTTTGCCGGACGGGGCGTGGATCTCCTTCACGTTCTTGTTCATGATCTCGGCCAGCTTCTGGTTGTATGCATTGACGTAGGTCGCCGAGAGCCGTCCGTTCGCATTCGTCGGGCTTATCTGCCGGTTGAGTTCCTTGACGAACTTGTTCACCTCACGGCGCGACTTTGAGTAAGTCTGATTGTAGATCTTCTCCTCGCGTTTGTGCGCCCACTTCGTGTCTTTCTGATCCAGCCTTTTCCGCCCGGCTTCCGTAAGAGTCCCATCGGGATTCTGGTATCGCCGAATGCCCCATTTCATCCCGAGGATGCCGTGATGCTGAAGAGATTCGTTCGCATTGTTTGAAACATTTTGCTCCATTCTGTTACGTCTCCTCTCTTCAAATATAGTAAACCGCTTTCAGGCAGCCCGGCATCCATTCGAATACCATAAACCGCTTATGCGCACCGACATATCCTTCGTCCTCGGACCATCGGTCAGTCTCACCGTTTCGGAATAACCGTCGGATCATCACACCGTAGAGATCGCCTTCTCCTTCGCGGTGCAGATGCCCGGCATGGATCTCACGGACGATGGCATAGGAGAATTCCTCCGGGAACTCGATCGTAAACTGCCCGCGCAGGTCGTGAACCTTGCTCCTCGCATAATGTCCGTGCGTCAGTCCGATAAAGCATCCGTTCCAGTAGATGCACTTCCTCTGCTTGAAACGGTCGTCCACATGGACTTGCGGGTAGTGATCCTTCAGCATCTGAACAAAACACCAAGCGAGACTCTCGTCATGATTCCCGATCGAATAGATCAGATTCACGCGTTCTGCCTGCCGGAGAGAAGCGTCGATCACACTGTACCAGATTGTCCGGGCCATTTCCCATGCCTCCGGTATGTCCGCCTTCTCAATGACTCTGCCGGAAGCGGTTCTGCCGCGCATATCGTCATTGTGAAACAGATCCTGTCCGATAACGACATTGATCTCTTCCCATTTCTGCCGCCCGATAATATCGAGCAGTTGTCCAATGCTCTTCGTGTGGTCGGAAAGCGGGAGATGCATATCGAAAAGCGGGATCTCCAGCATGCCGATTCCGTCTCCGGTTACCGGTTCGATGCGGACAGGCTCCGTATTTTCCCGGATCGCATCCAGAAGCGCATCCCATTGTCCGTCGTCGAGCGTCTGTTTAATCCATGCCTGCGTGATTTCTCCCTTGCTGTTCACCTGTACCGTGGCATTGTGCGCAGTAAATCCCTCATAGGTCCCGCTGTCCAGCGTCTTCCGATCAGGGTAGTCCTGCTTTCGCCAGCTTCTCAGTCTCCGCTTGAAACTCTCATAGCTCGCGGTCGGGTAATCGTCGTGAAACAGCTGAAGATAGATTTCCTTCGGAGGCCGCCCTTCATTATAGGCGTCTACGCATCTTTTCTTTGTCTCTATGTCTATCACAGACAACGGCCGTCGCCTCCTTTCTGTTTTATCCCTCGAACGCGTCCCGGTTGGCCTTGTATGCCACGTAAGCGTCCATCATGGCCGCGACCGAGTCGATCTTCTGGTCGTACCGCTTCTTCATCAGCTTGCGGTTTCCGTTCGTGTCCTCGATCGCAATGCAGTTCCCCATCGCAAAGGTCATCATCTGCTCGTCGAAGATCAGCATCCTCTCCCCCGCCAGCTTCTTCAGCTCGCCGAGCGGAACGCTCTCCGTCTTCGCGCCCTGTATGACCTTCTCCACGCCGAACGGTCCGTTTTCCGTTGTCCACCGCTCCACGAATTCCCGCGCGTTATACGGGTCGTAGCCGAAACACCGCACGTCGTATTCTTTCTCCGCGATATGCCGGTCCAGATCGTCGTAGACGTCGATCATATCGAGAACCGTTCCCTCCATGACGATTAGACTTCCTTCCGCCATGAATTCGTCGTACTTCTGTCGGAGCGACGCCTGTAATTTGCTCATCGTCAGCGATGTGATGTAAGCCCGCGTCTTTACGCCGAAGCATCCGTCTGGCAGAGGAAACAGGAACGTAAAAGCGCAGAAGTCGTCCCCCAAAGACAAGTCCGCTCCAAGAGAACACGGCATCGACCAGAACTCCCGCGGCCTATGCACTTTGGTTTCCTCATAGGTGAAGTAGTATGTGTAGCCTTCCATAGCCAGCCCGAACCGCTTTGCCAGAATATCGTTTTTGGCGGACGGAACCTTCTCGGCCCGTTCCACGTCAAGCTGATATGTCTCATAAGAGACAGTCTTGCCGATGTTCGGATTGCATTTCAGCCACATGTTCGGCTTGCCGACTTCCTCCAAGCTGTCCAGTTTGTACCACCAGATCGAAGTGTGCGGATTGATGTATTCGCCTTTGAGGATCTTTATCAACTCCATTTTGATGGAGTCGCCGGTTCCGTTCCGAACGGTTCCCTCAGAACTTGTGGCGATGATCACATAATCGTCCAGCTTGGAAGCCCCCTGCTCGATCGGCCCCACAACGTCCTCATTTACATCCCCGGACAGCCATTCGTCGATCGTGGCCACCTTGCATCGAAGTCCTTGCAGCTTGTCCGTATTCATCGGACGGATTTCAAGCAATGATCCCGTCAGAAAGTTCTCGATCCCCTTCTTTGTCGGAGCCAGTTTAACCCTCTTTGCCTTCGACCCGGTCGTGTTCTGGATGGATCCTTCCGTCAGAAACCGGAACAGAGGGCCGCGGGATCGTGTGATAGCCGTTCGGATCGGGCTCATTACCTCGTCCGCCTGCTTCATAGTCGGAGCCGTCGTGATCTGCTGGGTTGTAGAGGAGTCCGCATTCAGGAAAAACGCCTGTACGGAGGAATCATAAACGGACTTTGCCGCGCCGCGCCCGACGATCAGATACTGCTTGTGGCACAGTCGTTTCTTGATCCTCTTGCGGACATACCGTCCTCCGCGTCCGTTTGTTCCGGGCTCATAAACGCTCCGTTCCTCGAAGTAGTACCACCCGAGCAGATCCTCGCCCCAAAGCTTGAACGACGGCAGAAGAGCGAGATCGGACCCGTCCGTCAGGGTCAGCTCATTCTCGCAGAATCGGATCCACCCTTCAACCGGAGCGGGATCATAGTAGTAGTTCGGGCTTCGGATCAGATAGTCGATCCGGTTCATCTGAAGGGAAATCTCTCTGCATACCGGGATCTCCCCGCGAATCACGGCGTCCCGAAACACGCCGTAGTACCTCGGCACAGCCGTATTCGAGAGCGCCATTTTGATAATCTCCTTTCGCCCCTAAAAGCCCGCTTTGTAAATATTTTGTAAATTATTTCGGGGGGGGGGGGGTTAACGAAAATTTTGTGGTATAATAAATCGTTAAATTGCTTGAGACACATCACTTAATGATAAGCGAGGCTGTTTTTCAATGAAATCTTCACAAATTATCTCCCTCTTGCTTGCGATCGCGATGCTCTTTTGTTTCCTGCCGACAGCAGTAAATGCAAGATACATAGGTGTGGAAGAATCACAGGCACAGGCTTTGAAATCACTCGGTTTATTCAAAGGAGTCTCCGATAACAACTTTGATTTGGAGAGACCCGCAACCAGAGTAGAAGCAATCGTCATGCTGATCCGTCTGATCGGTTATGAAGAAGAAGCTCTGGCTGTCCATCGCTGGCATCCATTCACTGACGTTCCGAACTGGGCAGACGACTATATAGGATTCGCATATAACGAGGGCCTTGCCAACGGCATCTCGGATACCGAGTTCGGTACCGGCACTGTATCCTCCGCCATGTATCTAACGTTTGCCCTTCGTGCCCTCGGCTATGATGACTCCCGTGGAGATTTCACATGGAGCAACCCCTACGATCTTGCCCGGCAACTAAACCTGATCCGCTGGAACGTTGATCTTGATAACTTCCTGCGAGCCGATATTGTAACGGTCTCCCTTGCTACAATTCAAGCTCCGCAAAAGGAATATCCGCTTGCTCCGCTCGCTGATTGGCTGATCTTCAAGCAAGTTTTTACTTATGATGACTATTACTACGCCATGGAAAGTATTGGAGAATCTGTCGGTAATATGTCCAATTACCGCTCACTCTCCACAGGGCAGGAAGATCTGACTATATATACACTTGAAGAAGAACCGGACGAAGAAACCGTCTATATAACACCATCCGGAGTCAGATACCACATCGATCCGGATTGCGGCGGTGTCAACTCATACCCGGTAAGCTTATCAGAAGCTTTGCGCAGAGGCAAAACCCCATGCCAGAAATGCGTGCATTGATCTGATCTCATATAATGATGAGCTTTCCGACATCAAACATTCTGCCTCATTCCCATGCTATATGGGAAATGATCTTTATGGAAGATTACTAATGTATCTGTCTAAGTAATTCTGAGCTCTTTGACGTTGCATCTGAGCCCTTTGACTCTGTATTGAATTATCCAAAAACTGGTTCTGCGCATTTAATGAATTAAGAATACTGCTCCACCGATCGTTACTCGACTTCTGGTTTACCTGTTCCTTTGCCGTTCTGACATTCTCTCTGGCTGCGCGAAGAATATCGGCGCGATGAGAGGAATTGCTTGCGGTCCTGCTTTCCGAACGATTCTCATTTCTGGTCTCTGATCTGGCCGCTGACTCTGTCTTATTGTCGGATCTGTCTCCAGATTTGGACGCGTTCTGTCCAGTTGCCTCTTTCTTGGTCTGGTTCGAAGAGGAAATCATGGCCTTGAGAGAGTCAAGTTCCTTCTTGATGGATTGATACTGACTATCCTGATTACCTGTTTTTTTCTTCTTTCCGCTATCGGAATTATCGTTACCCTTGTCCTTTCCTCCATTGTCGCTGTTGTTCAGCCCGACAAAGTTCTTCAAGGTATTGACAACATAGAGCTTAGCAACTTCGTTGAACGCAGGCTTCAGGACATCCTTGACAAATTGTTCGCCTTTTGTGACCTGTTTGGGAGGAGGTGCTGTCAAAGTAGCATACCGCTTTTCCAACTCGAGTCTGTTAATATAACTCTGCAATTCAGCATTCGTCATCTCTCCGGTCGTTTTCGGCCGTTCGATAACCGTTGCATTATTCTGAGTCGTATTTTGATTTTCTCTGGAACGTGTCATCTCATTGTACTGTCGTTCCATATTCATCCGATTCAGAGCGTTCCGCAGTTCTTCGTCAGACATCTCGGAGACTGACTTCACAGTCGATGCCGGACTCCAAGTCTGCCCCTGCGAGGTGTCCTGTGAAGACCTCGTCTCCGATTCTGAAGAACTTTCCTCGACACCATACCGCTTTCGACCGGCTTCAGTAAGAGATCCGTCCTCATTCTGGTATCTTCTCACGCCCCACTTCATCCCGAGGATGCCATGGTGCTCCAAAGTATCGAATTGTTTATCCATAAAAACCCTCCTTTCATGAGGATACAAAATACCTGTAAGCATAAACACAATTCATTTGCTAAGTATATGCAGTAAACATAAGAGGCTTCTGACCAATTAAGATCTTCAAACAACAAAAATCTCAACATACTTTTCAAGGTAACCAAAAATGATCAATCTCATAAAATTAGAATGCCCGCATTGCGGGGCAAATCTTGAAGTAAAGGACGATGTCCGCCAATGCTTCTGTACATACTGCGGGATGAAAATAGTAATCGACAACAATAACGAGCACATTATTCGCACAATAGATGAAGGGCAAATTAGAGAAGCAGAGCTGCAGTATAAACTCCGTATTCTCGAAATAAAAGAAGCGAAGGAACGTGAATCAAGGGAAAGAAAAGTTAAACTGATTGCGGGCATTTCTCTTGGCACGCTTATGCTCTTGTCTATAATCGCAGGTATTATCTGTTATACGATCGCTAAGAACTCCTATGATAATGATAATCCCTTATATGGACTTGGAATATTATTTCTTATAATTATTCCCTGTACTTGCTTCATAATATTGCTCCGTGTCATATTTGGCGTAGCCAACAAGTGATTCAGTTTCCTCCGACTAATGCCTCGGCCACACCCTCATCGCTCTCCACATATCCCCGCCATTCATACTCGGCGATCATTGCCTTCAAAGCTTCGATTGCCGCCGAACTCTGCGGAGGGTCAAACATCAGTCGGACGCGCATGATCACATAGCTCTTGCTGTATTCAAGGGCAGCCATCTTCTCACCGAGAAAATCGGACCATTTTTCGGCGCTGCCGGTAATCGTGAATCCCGCTTCACCCACTCCGGTCTGCGTCAGCACAGCCAGAGCGGTGTTGATGTAAAGGATCAGCTGCTGATCAAAGTACGTATAATCCTCAGCGATACCAAGAGCCAACTTAACAGAGGTAAGGATATTCTCATCCATTGTTTATCCCTCCGTCCTTGTGTTTTTTCTGCGCACGAAGCCTTCGACTCCGCTTGCGGTATAAATCTTATAGAATTCGCCTCTGGACTCATTGTGATCGATCTCGAACTCCTCATCCGACGTCACAATGCAGAGCACATCTGAATCATAGGAAGGGCCGTAATACACGTTCTGTGTCTTGCTGACCCTTCCTTTTTCGTATCGATTACGCTTTCGGTAGACGGAACTGAGATCGTCTTCGCACATAATTACGCTCCCTATTTCAATTTTTTCCATGGACAGGTGTCCCCCGCTTTTCTTTCTTCGAATTCTTTCGGAAGAAGATTGAAGTCTCCGTATGTAATGGCCTTGTGCGTCATGTCTGAACAGCAGATCAGATTCTCCGGATCAAACAGCGCCTCCGACCGTTTAAGAATATCTTCCTTTGTGATTGGGTTCATATGATGCACATAAACCCGCCCCAATATCGGCCATCCCTCACAGCCAAGATCGTTGCCCATGTCCCGGACGATCGCTTTCCTTCTTGCCACTTTCCATTCCGGCGTCTGATATAATACCTGATTCAGCCATCTGGCTCCGCCGAAAGTCTCCTGAGCAACGGCCCCGTCCAGCTTCAAATATTCAAACCGTTCCCCGAATGTCGGCAGCTTGATTAGCTCAGTATACGTCCTCATCGTCCTCATCAATCCCCTGTCCGTTATATAGTTTCATTGCATCGATCGCCTGAGCGTAAAGCTCCTCGATCCGTTTCGCAGACTCGAGTGCTTCCGTCTTTGCGGCTATCAGCTTTGCCTGCTGCTCAAGGATCTCCAATTCCTTCCGCTCTCTGACCGTCGCCAGTTTGAGATAATGTGTAACGATTTGTGCCGGTGCTGTTCCCTCCCTGAGTTGTTTTTCTGCCTGTCTGACGGCGAGATTGATCATCTGTGCCTCTCTGGCCTCGGGATCAAGCTCAGGAACGAACTCTTCAGAAGGGGTTTCCACCGGCTTTTGTTTACTTTTCGGCATACTTTTCTCCTTCCTTTCATCAAAGTTCATAGATTTTCATGTCCAATTCAAATATCTTTCTATCAGTTTTACGGTGCTTATACAGGCTCACAAAGACAAGAATAAACTGCTTCATATCACTTCCCGAAAGGAGAAACAGGAAAAGGAAGCTGGCATATGTGCCTGCCAGAGCATCTCCTTGTGAGCCTGTATAAGCACCGCTGAATATCAGAGACGAACGACTTTTCTCAAATAACTCCCCCGGAGATTTTTCAAAGGCCAACGCGATTTCAGAGGGGGTGCAGATTTTTCGACCCCTCCCCCGGGTGTCTGACAGCAGATTTCAGAGGAGGGGTTTCAAATTCACGAAACTCTTGCGAGTTCCAGCAGGGCGACGACTCGATTTCAGTCAGAAATCTCCAGCGTTTCCGCGGAATCTTCCGAAACTCTCACAGGCCGCCGCACCTTCCGGTATACGTTGAAGACGTCGTATTTGAGAATCTCGTCGATCGCTCGCTCGATCTCTTTCTGCGCTTCTTCGTCGCTCATCTCGTCGCTGATTTCCGTGATTCTGCCAAGATAAGCGCAGCTGTGGTAGCCGTGCTGCTCGTCAAAGCGAAACCAATCGTCAAATTTGTCGAACGGATCAAAAGGATTGTCAACCGTCGTCAGCATCGCCTCATAATTTCCGCCAAAATACTCGCCTTTGTCGGCGTGAACAGCTTGATCGGCGCTTTCTTTCCGCTCGTCGTCCAAATTTTCGGCAGATTCTGCGCTCAGATTTTCCTCTGCTTTTTCGCCGCTGTTTTCGTTTCCGAAACTCTCGTCGGCAATCGCGCCGCTTTCTTCCGCCGACTCCGCGATCGGCTCGGTCTGCGCGCGCTCTTCCGCCTTTTCGGCAAGGATCTCGTCAACTGTGTTCTCAGAATTCTTCATGACGTTTTCTCCTTTCAGTCAAGATAGTTCAGCACAGTCGAAACCGAAACGCCGAGCGCGTCTGCGATGTCCTGATTCGTGTAGCCGGAGTTCTGCAGCGCGTGGATCCTCGCCTGCTTCACCGCGCTCAGCTCTTTGGAAGCGCGAGGCGTCGCGTAGCCGCGGACGACATCAATGTCCGTGTACTTGAGGATGTTCGTCAGCACGTTTTCCGAAACCGCTCCGGCCTGAATCGCCTCCCATTGTTCGGGGCTGATCTTCACCGGACTTCTCTTCGCGCCGAGCTTTGCGCGCTCGTTCGAGAGTTCCCGCTGAGACTGCTTCTTGATCTCGGCGTTCGTCGCGTCGGGATTCTTCTCCAGCCAGAGCTTGATGTTCGCGTTGGCGTTCAGCTGCGCCTGACGTTCGCGCGGCTCGTTGAGCTTTGCGACGTTCAGCTGCGCTTCAAGATTTGCCACTTCGGCCGCATATTTCTGCGCGGCTTCGGAACTGCGCTCGATCCTTCCTGCGGAAACGTATTCTTTTCGCGCGTCGTTCGCCAGAGACTTCATCGTGTTCGCGTAATCCGCGTACAGCAGCTCGACCTGCGTCCTGCCTTCCGAAACCAGCTTCATCGCGTCGTCCGTGGCCGCCATTTTCGTGGTGCGGACCATTCGCGTCTGCGTCTTACCGTTCTTGTCCACATAGGTCTCGGGCGTCTTCCGGCTGTCCCAGTAGAGCTTGCCCGTCTCGGGATCGATCTTCTGGACCCCCCGGTATTTCGGAACGCTCGCCTGCCCCTTCGCCTGCGAAATGATCGTGGCGGCCCCCGTGGAATACCGCCCGTCCTCCGTCGTATGCCCCTGCCATCTGCGTTTGAGGGCGGGGATATCGTTGTCGATTTCGGACTGCTTGTAATCCAGCTTGTGCTTGTATGCGTCGATGACCACCATGGAGTGGCGAACCGCCTTTGCCAGCTCTTCCGGACCGGCCCCCCCGATCGTCATGTCGGTGATGAGATTTGAAACCTTCCCCATCTCCATCTGCGTGCCGGGCTTCGTCATCTGCTTGAAGGTCCCTGCCGGTTTCCCGCCGTACTGCTCCTTCGGATCGAAGCCTTCGAGCCCCGGAAGCGTCGGCGTAGAGGTGATATTCGCCTTGCCGGAGAGCGGGATCACCATGACCGTGTCCCCGTCGAAATCCGCCCCGGAGAGCCGCTCCGCGACCTTCGCGTTGATGCCGACCGCATCCGGCGGATTGGGCCCGATCACCCGCCTCCCCTCCGCATTCTTATTGTTCACCTTCAGGATCGGGATCTCGAACGTCCCCCCGTGCGGATACCGGATCAGCGCGACCTTCTCCCCAGGCTTGTAGTTCGGAGCATAGACCTCGTCGTCCCCGAGCGTCGTCAGGGGAAGGATCACCTGATACCGCTGCCTCGGAAGGGCGGCCGCCTTGAGATGCACCGCCGCCGAATCACAGTCGTTCGCGAAATTCAGAAGGAGATGCTTCTTCACCGTCGGATTCGTCAATGCGCAGATCTCCTCGTATTCGCTCTGCTTGTCGATCTTCGCAAGATCGAGCTGCTGCTTCACGAGCTTGTTGTTCTGCTTCGAAAGGAACTGCGAGGGGAGATCGTGGCTCCATTCGTTCCAATCCCCGGCGTCGGCCCGCTTGTTGATGACGGAGAGCTGCTTCTCGCCGTTCTCGTCGTAGTAGTACCGCTGTCCGCCCTCCTTCTTCGAAGGGTCGTCAGGATCGACGATGCCGTCCTTGATCAGCGACCCGAAGGGGTTCGTCGGATTCGCCTTATCGATGGGCTTGAGCACGCACTTCGCGTTCGGATCATCCGACAGCATCGGCGTCCCGACGTGCTTGTTCGTGTTGAAGATCATGTCGACCCCCTCCGGGAAGTCGGCCGGATCCCCGTAAACCGCCATGCCCTTGATGTAATGCGTCCCGTCCACCAGAACCCTGACCTGCGCGTAAGAGGAGCCGCCGAGGGAAACGTCTTCCACACCCGGCCGGATCTCAACCACACCGTCCTTGTCCTTGCCGCCTTCTTCCGCGTAACGGATCTGCACCCGCTTCGAATCCAGCGACTTCGGATAGACCCAGACCGGATCGAAGGTCTCGCCTCCGTCGGACGAGATCCTGTCTCCGAGCTGGTGGATCTTCGCATAATCGTAAATATCTTTTTTCTCAGCGCCCGGCGGGCAGACCACCTTGAGCGTCGTCATCTGCCCCTTGTTCGTCACCTGAGGGACCCGTCCTCCGTAAGTCGGATATCCCTCCATTTCGAGGATCATCAGCGCGTTGTCGAGCGTCGTCCGCGTCACGCCGAGCTTTCGCTCCACGCTGGAACCAACGTCGATCATGCCGTTCTTGTCGATCTCCTCTTTGAGGTATTTCGCCGTGTTGGACGCCGCGAGCATCCGGGCTTCGGCCTTCGTATTGAGAAGGGAGCGGACCGTAGACTCGTTCAGCCCCATCTTCTCGCCGATCTCCGTAGCTCCGAGACCCTTCGCCTTCATGTCCTTCGCCTGCTCTACAAGAAGCGAGCGGCGGTAATTCTTGGCGACGGAGAGCTGCGTTCTGAGCCGGGATGGGGACGGTTCGCCGCGGTAGTTCACAATCTCAAGCTCGCGGGCGATCTCCCCCTCCGACATGCCGTCGGCCTTCATCTTGTTCACGCGGGAAATGAAATCCCCCGTCCGCTGGTAAGGATTGTCCCCGGAACCCCACGGGTACCTCCCGGACCGCCGGGGCATCCCGTAGTGCTCGAGAATATCCATGTCATCCAAGACCTCGCCGGTTTCCTCATCGATGTAGATCGCGTCGTTTTTCGTATCCATGGCTGTAATCTGCCTTTCTTTGCAAATATCAATGAAAAAGAAGAGGGGGTCACATCCGGCGATCCCACCCCCTATTTCAAATATCAATTGGCCCGCTCTTCCTCTTTGATGGATTCGATCAGCATGTCAAAATCCACCGCTTTCCGCATGACCTCCCGGATCACCTCCGGCTCCGGCCTGCATTTCTGAATCTCACCCGACTGATAGATCCGCAGCTCGATCTGAATATCCTCCGGCGCAACGTCGTATTCCAGACAAAACAGAGCCGCGTAGACGAAGAGCTGCTCGAAATGCGCCGGGATCACACCGCTCTTGTAGTCGTGAATGCGGAGCACCCCATTCCGGAAACCGATCGCGTCCGTCGTCCCGAAACAGTTGCGGCTGTAATACAGCACCACCTCCGAGGACATCCCGAACTCCACCGCGTCGTTGACGAACATGTTGAGCGTCTGCTTCGTCCGCGGAAGCTTCTGTCCCATCCGAATGCAATGGGACGCGAAATCGTGCATCCGCGTTCCCTGCTCCGCCGCGAAGAAATTGCGGAATACGTCGGCCATCTTCGCTTCATCGTACCGGATCCAATGATACTTCGACGCCGAGAGAAAAGCGTGCTTGCCCTCGATCTCCGCGTGCCGGTTGAACTGGAAGCTCATGCGGCGTCCCTCCTGCCGGAAATATCAATGCCGACAGAAGCCACGACGAACGCCTCAAGCTCCGCCATGACCTTGGCCCTGTTCTCCGGGTAAATGAACCGCGCGAAGGACATCCCGTCCATCCGGTCCACCCAGTACAGCTGGTTCGGCCGTTTCTTCGCCGCCTTCTCCCGCTTGCATTCGAGCATCGCCCAGACGCGCCCGAGATACATCACAATGTCCGGGAACCCGTCGTGGAACCCGGTGGCGTTCTTCATCACGACGCATCCCGGAAACCGGCTTTTCAGCTCCTGAATCACTTCCCGCTGAAACCGGTTCTCTTTCTTTTTTGCCATTTTGTTTCTCCTTTCTGAAAATTGTGCACGCGAGTGATGACGACCTGTGCTAAAATATCCGTGCGCCCGCATGTAGAAAGAAAGGGGCGCGCCATGACGTTTGACATCCAGCTTGTGTTTGACTTTGTTCAGACCGTATGCGAAGTCGTGTCGGCATTAGCCACCGTTGTCGCTTGCGTGATGCAAATCCGTAAGCGGTAAGGCTGAAAAAGGGGGATCCGCCGTAAAGACGCATTGCAATTTCAAGTAGGGGATGAACTACTTCCTCCTCATTCATCCCGCGCAGCAAATCGCGGCGAAAGAAACCGCTCTTCGTCAGTACGGCAGACCCCGCCGACCGTTCCGAACATGAAGTGATTCATTTATACGGAAAAGCTGTTTGGCAGCGTCTGGCGCGTATCTCCTTTTTCTTCGTCATCGAAAATATCAATGACGAAAAGAAAGACAAAATCAAACGGGAACCAAAACCCCGTTCTGTCTCCTCTCTTCATAACAGAAAATGTTTCCGCCGCGTCCGACCGTCTGAAAATATCAATAAAACAGGGGGGGGGCATTTCGAAAACCACCTTCCCCGGATCCTCGGCAAAAATAAAGAGGGTATGTTAGCTATGCGCCTCTCCTTATTTTTCGCACAGATCCCGAACGATCTTTGTTCAACCTGCCGGTTGCAAAGACGCCGAGAATGTGCTATAATGCTCTCGCGCGCACACGGAAAGCGGTGTACATGACTGAATTGATTGGTATCATCATGTTGGTGCTCAGTCTCATTCAGACTGTAGTTGCCGTGCTGAATTACATCAGCCGAAGGTAAGCGGTTAAGAGCCGTAGGGCTTCCATTGGATGCGGAGCCGGACGTTCAGTTTGGGATGATCGGTGATCTTGCGCGCAGACCGTTGCCAGCCGAAACTGAAAGGAGAAACCAGCGGTACGAATATCAATCAGTGTTGATTGTTCGCCCACCCGCATCCGAAGGAAACCCGGAAAGAACCTGTGTCCGATCATAGGTTCTTTTTTGCGTCCGATCCGCAATCCGCTTGACAAACCCGCCGAAATTTGGTATAATACTCGTAGAAAAGGAGAAGAGATTCTACCGTAAAGGAGGGCTGAAAAATGAAAGCTCGCCGGAGAGTAAATCTCGAAGGCATCATCGCTGCTCTGCAGATCGCTGCGGAAAAGCTGGCGGATGCCAGAGCTTCCGTGGAAAACCGGAAGTGATACCGCGCAAGCGGACAAAAGGGCCTGTGCCGAAACGCGGGCTCTTTTTTTTTGCGGATCAAACGCAAGAGAAACAGAACGCGCATATTCGTTCTTCTCTCATTACAGTCCATGCGATCTGCGCGTCCCCCCCCCGATTCCCGGAAATATCAATCCCACCCGCCGCAAAAAGAAAGAGGGGACGCTTATTCAGCGTCGTCCTCCGTCTTTTTGGATTCCTCCAAAGCTTTGATGTCAGAGCGAATTTCATTCAGCTCATCCGTCAGCGTGTCCGGTCTGCTCCAGAGCCATAGCAGAACGGTAAACCCGCCCACCAAGCCTCCGATACTCCCAAGCACGATACTTTTCAAGCTTTTTATCTCTATTTCTCCTTCATTCAGTAATTTTGGATGTTCTCCATTAAGACCCATGTTTTTTTCGCGCTGTCCTTGCATTTATTCCGTGTCTATGATATAATCATGTAAATATCAATGCCCGGAGAGACCGACGTGAGCAAAAAGCTGAACGCCGCCCAGATTACCAAAGAAATGAAGCGGGGATACGGAAGCATGAACGCCGCCTATAACCAATTGAACACAAACGAAAAAATCATCACCGCCGGAATAGCGGTATCGATCGGGCTTACCGTCGCGAAGGCCGTAAAACTCCTCCGAAAAAAGTCCGAAAGAGAACATCGTTCAAAGTAACAAAAAATATCAATCCTCACACAAAAAAAAAAAGAAAGAGGGGACGCTTATTCAGCGTCGTCCTCCTCTTCGGATTCTTCCTCGTTGCTTTCTTCGTCAGTCGTTTCTTCTTCAGCTCCGTCCGCGAGCAGGTTCTCGTTTTCCGCCGCCTCCTCCGCGTCGAGTTCTTTTTTCCCCAGCAGGTACGTTCCGATCACCGCTCCCGCAGCGATCATAACGCCCGTTAAAGGCTTCCAGATCTTCTTCGCACCGGTCAGGCACGCCATTCCGATTTCCTTCGCATTGATCTTTGCCATAGTTCTAAACTCCTTTTGAAAAATCAGTAATTTTGGATGTTCTCCATTAAGACCCATGTTTTTTTCGCGTCGCAGTCCGACGAAAGCGTTCATCCCCCCCCCCTCAATCTCCGAAAATATCAATCAACGCGACCGGACTCTCCGCCGCGCTTTTTCTTGTGAAAACAGCCTCAAAATCCACGCTGGCCAACTTGCCCAGTTTTTTCTCTATATTATATAAAAACGAATTTTTTCGTTTCGCGGAAATATTAAAAAAAAGTTGGCCAATTGGCCAGAGAAGCCTCAAACCCAATAAAGACAACGGTTTTCAGCTGGCCAACTTTGAAAAAAAAGTGGCCAGTTGCCCACTTTTTCCGGACAGTTAGTTTGTTAAACTAATTATTTTCTGCATTTTGGGTGGGCAAAGCCCACTTTTACAACTATAAAATTGGCCAGTAAAATCGTCTCCTAAAAAGTACAAAATATCAATCTCGCATCCCTCGAGAACTATCTTAAGATAGAAAACCGCCCGCAAAAGTTCGCCAAATCAACCTCAAGTCCCCCCCCCGATCTCCTAAACAAGTCTATAAATATCAATCTGCGCGGCAAAAAGAAAGAGGCCATGCAAATCGCACGACCCCGTTTCTCTTTTCCCGTCACCCTTTGCCGTTAATATCAAACGACGGCGGCCTCCTCATATGGGTAGCTCTCGACATAAACCGTCTCCGGCGCGATGTCGATTTCCCCGTTGTTCCATGTGATGACCCCGTGGAACAGGACCGGAGCCATGAAGATCTTTTCATCCTTCAGCGGCTCGAACGCAGAGCCCTTCAGAAGCGTCGTGTCGAACAAACGCTTCTCCCCCGTGGAGAACGTCACGAGCATCATCCGTCCCCGCAGAGGTTTGACCTCCGTCACCCGGATGTCCTCGACAAGCTCTCCGGCATAACAAATATCATTCACGATATACATGCTTTCACCTCAGTTCATCGGCGGGATCTGCTCGAAGTGCTCACCCCGCACCGCCAGATTCCAAGCCTTGTAGGCCTCTTCTTCGTAAAACGCCAGCCAGCCCGTGACGATCTTCAGCTGCTTTCTCGGCAGAGCCCCGGCAAGAAGCTCCCCGTCGATCGCGACCGTTGCCTCATAGTCTCCGTAATACACGTGCACATGCGGCTTATGGTGCTTCTTTACGTCATAGAACAGCATATAGATCACCATGCCGCCGAACCTGCTCAACTCAGGCATACCGTTTCTCCTTTCTTTCGGATCGCAGATCCATTATACCACACCGCGGCGAAAATATCAATCCCCCAAAAACTCAAATACCGTGATGTCACCCTCGTCGGACAGGAATCCCCAGTCGTTCTCCGAGAGATCCATCCAGTTCCGTCCTTCCGGGAATGAGATCGGCTCCTTCGTCATGACCGTCGCAACATAGTTCACCGCGACAAAGGCCTGCTCGACCGAAGCGATCTCGCCCGGATCGTCGCCCTTTCCTCCGCGCAGCCAGTAAATATAAAAGTCCTCGCCTTCGGTATATCCAAGCCCCTGCGCTTCAGCCTCGAGCTCTCCCCGCTCCTCGGAATACAGCGCCTCCAGTCCGAGAATATCAAACTTCTGAAACACCGAATGCGGCTTTTCCTTATCGGTTTCTTTCTCCTTGACGGTTTCCACGCCCGGCCAGGATGAGCCGTGCCCGCGCCCGTCCCGCGAATAGTCGACGTATTCACAGTATTGCCGTTTTCTCAGTCTCTCTCGCCCGTAAACAAGATCGCGGATGAATCCGGTCGCCTTCATGACAATGCTCGACCGAAGAGCATAGCCGAAAGTCTCGTCTTCAAATATCTTTTTCGCCGCCGCAGCCGCAAGAACCGAAGCCCCGGCGAACCCGACCGCACACCCGGCAAGAAACTTTCCCATTTTCAAAACCCCTTTCAAATATCAATAAAAGATTTCTTCCAGCGCAAATTCCATCGCCCTGTCCTCCGACTGCAGGAACAGAAGAACGGGTTTTCCTTCCCCGTCCGCCGTGAGAACCTCCGCAAGATTTACCCGCAGTTCGTCGGATTCGGGACAAGCAATCGTCATGATTCCATCCGCATTGACCGATGGGCTCAGGCTTTCCGGGATCTCGACTTTGATCGGCGTCCATTCAAGTTTCAGCCGGTCTTCCCTACTGTAAATGCCGTCCCTGTATCTTCTCGTAAACTCTGCGTCCGGGATGAATTTGTATGTTTCATCCTCTCGGATCCTGTGTATCCAGACTCTCATGCCTTTTCTCCTTTTGTAAAAATATCAATCCGTTCTTTTGCCGCTAATCGTATCCTGAACCTGTTTCATTTCCGCGATCTGCCCGCGAAGGAATTCCCGCTCCATGATCAGATCCTTGACCCTCCCGGCATAACCGCAGTCCAATGTCCGCATCTCTTCCTTCAGATCATGGATCCTCCGTTCGTATTCTTCCGATTCGTCGGCAATGCTTTTCCGCCCGACAATGATCCCGATCAGGTACGCCAGCAGAACGGCCGCCCCGGCAAGTATGACTTTCATCGTGATACCCCCCCCCACGATTACTTGCAAATGTCAATTCAGTACGCCAAACGATATGAGCTTTCTCCGGATTTCTTCGCGTGATACCGCCCCGCAGTTCCGTATTCCGTGCAGCTCATCTTCACCCCACCGCTTTACAACATCTTCGATCGTATCCATTCCGCATCGAATAAGGGAGTTGTATGCCCGCGCGCTCAGATCCATATCGATGATTGGAAGACGCAAAGCCGCGTTTTGCGCTCTCGAAGCCGCAGGCTCAAGCGTTTCCGCCTTCTCGCTCAGCTCCGCGATCTTTTTCACAAGCCGGTCGAGTTCCACCTCACGTTCGCCGATCTCCTGCGTCAGCCGGGCAAGCTCCGCTTCGTAGTCGGCGGTCACGGTCTTGTAGTCCTTCAAAAGATAAACAGTCCGCGACGGATGCCGCATCAGCCGGATCCCTCTTGCGATGATCTGCCGGACTCTTTCCTTCCCGACGCCGAAGATGCCGGAGATCTCCTCCAGCGTGAGTCCGTCCTTGAATTTGTATCGGATCATGTCGCCCGTTCTCTTGTTCAGATTTCCGAGGATCCATTCCAGCCCGTCGATCTGCCAGCCGGTCAGAGGCTCCTCTACGGTCTTTTCAAGGATTTCCTCGATCAGGTTTTCGGGCCATTCTGAGATATACCCAGATTTCTTGCAGAACATTTCAAATCTCCTTTTCAAATATAAAAAGAGAAAGAGACCCTGTTGTCAGAGTCCCTCCTCCTCGTTTTTGCCAATCTCCTCAAGTTCATGCGCCACACCGGAAATCGCTCCGATCACGATGATCAGCCCCACTCCGACAGCGTACAGCGTAACGCCCGCGACGCCTATGGTAAACAGTCCATAGACGGCAAGGGTACCGCCGATCGCCAGCAGAATGACCGCCGCCGTCAAAATATCGGAAATCAGTTTCTTCATGTCTCATATCTCCTTGTATTTGATTTGGTTTTATTCCATAATGAGACATGTAAACTTCGCGTGGGCGTCCACTCCCTACTTTACTCATTCTTGCCCGGATTCTTTATCGCCGATTCAAGACAGTTTAGGAGTATCGAACCAAGACAGCTCGTGCATATCACGGACAGAATATCGTCCGGTACATACTTCACGAGCAATCCGATTGTCCCGCCGAAAAAATAGAGCAGCAGATCACCTTTCATAAACGATCACCGTTTTCTCCGGCTCGAACCAGTCTTCAGACGCCGTCTCATAAATATCAATCCGAGCCGGTTTCTCAATCTCTGGGCGGATCTCGCTTGCGTCAAACATGGAGAAATCCTGCCAGACGTTAACCGAGTAGAACGTCGTCCCGATCGAATACGCGGGCGTCGCCCAGTCCCCGGCAAAATAGTAGTCCGTCCGGTAGTTCTGCACCCGGAAGTCGCTCGAATATCCATTCTGCCACACGTCCCAGAAGATCGCCGCGATCTCGTCCGTGGGTTCGGCCTCGTCGTTCCAGATCCTCGGAGCGGTCTCCGTGTATGTATTCCCGGCATGCATCACACCCCAGAGCGTCGTTCCCCAGCCGTTGTACCCGCCGACCGTCTGCGTGTAAAGAAGCTGCTTGAAGAGAACCGCGCAATGCTCCCGCTTGTCTTCCTCCGGCACCGTGTTCGACCCGCATTCGAGCATCATCAGCCGTATTCCTTCGGTCAGCTCCCATCCGTATGCCTGAGCGCCCCGAGAATCGACGTAGAGCGCGTCTGACGCGATAATGGGTACATTACCCTCCCGTCCGTCTTCGAACGTTATAGAGGGCTCTGCGGCTTCTGCGCGGCCCGTTGCCATCATCAGGAACAGCCAGAACATCCCCGCAAATACTGCGAGCCCGACAAGAATATCAATGGCGTCAAGCAGAATGATTTTTACCGTCTTTTTCATTTCAGTTCATCCTTTCCTTGTCCCAGAGCTTCAGCGCAAACGTTCGCGCTTTCCAGGAACCGTCTTCAAATATCAATTCCTTTGCCATGCGTCCGCTGTTGTACGTCTCCTGCCCGCACCCTCTGCCGATATCTTCGTCCGAGTAGCTCAGCGAAATATCACAGCCGACAAAGACGGCGGACAGTGTTCTTGCGATCGGTACGGCGGGCGAGAGGACGGTATCGAATTCCCAGCCGAATCCGTGTTCCAGTACCTTCGGATTGATGGCGTTCCATCGTGTGCCCCAGTTGCAAATCCGCCAATGGTACCAAGTCGGCGCGCCGTAGAGGATCCGGTTCTCCGTGAGCCGCCACCCGAAATATAAAGCCGGGACTTCCGTGCCATCGCTGTGAGACAGCTTGAAACTTCTCGACAGGATCTGCGCGTCTTCCGCAGTCAGTTCTCCCGGATTCGGGCAGCCGAACAGAAGCCATGTCTTTTCGTTCATTCGGATCTCCTCGAACAGCCTTCGATCGATGCCGAGCCCCCGCGACCATTCGGAGCTCGGCGTGCAGTACCGTCTGTACAGGGTTTCCAGCGCATCGTTCCGGCTTGCGTCGAAAATATCAAGCTCCTCCGGCATCGGAATAATGAGATCGAAGTCGAACTCTGTCTTCCGCGACATGACGAACTGCGCCATCTGATCGAATCTCTTCGGACTGACTCCGCTCACGGTCAGAAGATTCCGCGTATAAGCAGGCATCTCAAACCTCCTCCAAGCTCACGCGATAAAAGAAGCCATATTTCGCGTCTTTCCAGACAAGCGCCGGTCTTCCCCATCCGTCCGCTCCGAGAACCTCTTCAAGCGGATATCGGTCTCCGTTACAGTCGACAGTGATTTTGTCGTCCTTACGGGTCGTACCCAATTCGGCAACGGGATGAAACCGTTCCGGAATATCGATTTCGAGCGGTACGTACATGCCGCTTTCTCTATTGCTCGCAAATTGCTTATGCGTAGCGTATTTTATTTCGTCTCCAATGAAATTCTTGACTTTGTAGACCAAAACAACCATGGCCAATCTCCTTTTACAAATATAAATAAACAAAAAAGGGGAAGAGAGCCTGTTAAGCTCCCGTCCCCTCATATACTCCGTCCGTCTTCCTCAGTCATCGTATTCGTAATCATAATCGGTTTCTTCTTCGTCCAGCATTGCCTCGAAGCCGTCCCGCCAGTCGCCGTCGTCTTCCCGGATCTCGTCCGGGTCTTCCTTAAGCCACAGGTAGGGATCTTCGTCCGCCGTAAAGATTGCAGAAGCATCGAAATAGTTGCTCATATCGAATCTCCTCAATGGAAATTTTTCGGATAGTTATCCATTAAGAAAGATGTATTTTTCGCGCAGCCTCAAATATCAATCTTCCTCGTCTTCATCGTCTTCATCGTCTTCATCGTCAAGATCTTCCGGGCTGTATCTCCACAGATTTACGGCGAACTGATACGCGATTTCCTCCGTCAAAGCCGGAAACTCGTCTTTCTCACCGTTCTCAAATACGATGATTCCGCAATTCTGTCCGAGATCCTCGTCTGCATATCGCAGAATGAACCGCGCATTCCTGAAAATAGCGCTGAGGACCGTCAAAACAGGCTCCGGCGCGCTCCAAGCCGTGTTGAACTCCCAGCCGAAAGCCTCGTCCTCCGGTTCGCAAATATAATACGCATTCCATTTGGTGCCCCAGTTTTCTATGCACCATCCGTACCAAGTCTCACATCCGCCGTACATCTCCCGGTTTCGCAGATATTGGTATCCGCGACGCATGGCCTCCTTGACGATGCTGAGATCGCTCATCGGCTCGCCGTCTTTCCTGCCGTGTCCCTCGATATACCTGCGCGCTGCGTCGAGTTCGTACGCTGTCATCATATGGAGAATATCATTGTAGTCCGCGTCCGGGTCTGGATCGCATCCGATAAGGCCTCCAAATTTTTTCCATAAATCCTTGAAGAAATCGTTCGCGCCTCCCTCTTCGAGATTCAATTCCTCCGGCATCGGCACGATCTTGTTGAAATCGAAAGCCTGTTTCTCCGATGCGACAAACTCGCTGATCTGCTTGAATCTCTTTTCCGTTACATTCTCAACAGTGATAACATTTTTGACGTGATTAGGCATTTTCAAATCTCCTTTTCAAATATAAAATACATAAAAAAAGAAGAGGGACTGTTAAGCCCCCTTCTCAGGTTCTTTGGATTCTTCCTTTCCGATGTTCTTGAGAACTGTATTCAGATCTTTTGTAATTTCGCCGTAGGCTTGTGACCTTCCGTAGGCTTTGCCACTTATAAATCCGAGTAGGAACTCACAGGCCGCAAACACCCCAATAGCCGTCACCGTAGCGATTACATTTTTCATCTTAAATACCCCGTTATGTATAAGATTGGATTTAATCCATTGTAGGCCATGTATTTCACGCGAATCTGCTGTCTACATCCGGTCCGTAGCTGCAATCTTTTGCCGTTACAGGCCCCACCCAATAAACATCGGTTTCATGATTGTTCATCTTTCTTCTCCTTCGGATCATAAATTCCGATTACTTTTCTTTCCGGTGGATGCACCTTTATATATAATACGACATCGGACAGCAGGTGTTCCATGCATTGAGAATCGAACGAATGATCCTTATATCGATAAGGACACATAAAGCATACATCCGAATCCTTAGTCATCATTCTTCTTAAACATGTAACAAGAGCAAACTGCAATGCAGTCGTATTTATTAAAACATGATCTCCATATCTCATATCCTCACTCCTGTGTACTTCTCAAATCCTGCCGGGCTCCCGGTTTTCTTTGTCCACATGATGAGACCGTCTCCGTTCACGGAATATAAATAGTAGACCGTCCGGGCGGGATCAGACGTGATAGCCCATTTCACCCGCCCTTTCTCATCGCAGACCGTCTCCCAGAGTTTCTGCCCTTTTGGGATCTTCATATTTGCGGTCCTTCGCAGCAAAGTTCTCTGATCTTGTCGGCGTCTATTCGGTAGAGTACTTTTCCCTCATATCTGTCAACAGCGACCGAAGGAATATTTTCGATGTACTTCGGGTATCCGCTTCCCGTTTTAAGCCTCAGGAGCCGGTAATTCGTCGAGTTCGCAGACAGGCAAATATAATACCGGTACTCAAATGCCGGATCTCCTTCGGTCTCCTGATACAAAGGCCACTTGAAGATTACAACATCTCCCGGCCTGTACTTTGGTTCATGGTATAATTCATCCACTATATATCACCTCCAAGATCTCGTATCTTGCTTTTCAGTGCATTGATAGCCTGATTTGCCGCCTGTAGCTGACTGCAATGACTTACACATCGGTTAAAATCGGACTCCTTCATCGGGAGGCTCTTTCCGGCCAACATAGCCGACATATATGACGTTGCAAATAGAAAACCGGATTTCTGAGTATCGTCGACATTTTTGAGTATCTCATCGAGCTCTCCACTGCAAAGCAACGCAATGAGTTTATCAAAAACTATCTTCTGAGGGTCTTCGGTGAAAATATAAATGAATCCCTCTTCCTCATTCATTCAGACCCCCCCGTTCCTTCGGAATGAAATTGTTGATATTCACTTGAAGATCAATGCTTGTCCGAGTTTCTGCCGAGACCTCTGGTTCTCTCCTAATCCACCGCAGCTGCTCGTCTGTGACCTCCCTGCTCTTCTGCCGCAGAGGACACCAGTCCGGCCTTCGCGTATATCGGTCGAGCACATACTCCGGCTTCTGCTCGCAATGGCATTTAGCGAAAATATCATGCTCGAAGAAGATGCAGTTCGCGCATCTGATCCGTCCCTTTTTCTCTTTATTCATTGCTTCCCTCACTTTTGCATGTAGCAATAAAAGGAGGCTCTGTACATTTTCCGGTATCCCTCACGCCTTCCGGCCAATGAAGCGGGACCGTGCCCGGTTTTTCCGGAATTTCCATCTCCTTCACAATCTCGCAGTTTACCACATATTCTTCGTCCAGCATTCCGACCGGAACAACAGTGATTCGCACCGCTTCGGGCCTGACGCTAAAGTATTCTGATAGAATTTCCTGAATATTACGTTCTCGCAACGTAACTTTGGCTTCGTATGTTTTCATTTTGTTTGTTCCTCTCCTATCTGTGCAATCTTTTCAAGAATTTCGTCAATAGTTTCACAGACTGTCAAATAACAATCTTCGGTGGATTTTAGTTTAATTGAGGATCCATTATCTATACTGCAAATGATTAGAATATCATCCATATGCACAGCGAGTGTATTACCAGTTTTAGCAGTTAGTGTAACAAATGAGTTCATCATCCGTCTTCTTCCTCCCACTTTGAAATATCAATTCCGGCTTCTTTGAGCTTCCTCTGACAAAGCCATATTTTTTCATCATACTCATTCATAGCATATCGTTCTCCAAGTTCGCGGAGGCCCTCGGAAAAGCGGTCATAAAACCTCCGGAGCCGTTTCTCGCCGAACCCGAACTCTGTGTGCAGAATATAAAGCACCATAGCGTCAAGCTCGGCCTCGTTTTCGCGGTTCATTTCGGCAATCGCTTCTTTGGCCATCCTCTCCGCTTCGGCACGCATTACCTGCTCCGTGATCGGATTCCGCTTTTTCACCGTTCCGGCGTCCAGTTTTGCCTTCATAAGGGCCTCCTTTCGGAAATATCAATCAAAGACTCAGCAGTCTCGTTACATCCTTTTCATCATGTCCGTCCCATTTGGGAGCTCTGTCAAGTTCCTTGCAGTCAAACAGATCCCAGTAGTCATCATAGTGATAATGATACGTGTACTGTCCTTTCGGCGTATTGATGCCGACGATAAACCACTTCGGATCTCCGAAGCAATACTCCCCGTCGTCATGTCGTCTTGATTTCCATGCCAGATCTTTGTTCGCTTTTACAAGAGCTCCAAAAAGCACCGCTCGCTGATGATAAAGACCGTCAAAGGTATGATGCCCGTCGCTGAGATACCGGATGTCGTCGATCCCTACAAGCGCACAGATCATGTCCTGTGCCTCCTGCGATCCGTTCTTGAAAATATAATGCTTATTGGCCATCGTTATTACCCTCCGGCATTTTGCATGATAGTTGAAGATGATCTTCCGCGATTTTTGCGTTCTTTTGTATCAGCAAAATATACTTTTCAACGATACTGAGTTTTTGCAGCAGTCTTGCGTTTTCTGCCTTCAGTCTGCGATTCTCCTCGTCCAAACTCACAATGTTTGCAGCATTTTTGAAAAGGCTCATGAGCGGATCATCCGTCGGCTCCTCGTGCCCGAATCTTCGCGCATTTTTGACCAGCTCGATCTCATCCATAAGGACGGTTGTTTTACCATCATAATGCCCTGTGCGCTGATTCAGAATAACTTTGTCGCAAAGATAGCCTCTGTCGAGAACAGTCTGCACGCGGTATCGCGTCGCTCCGTCCAGCGTTTCGAGAAGATCCCCCACTTTGTAGATGTACATCATATCCTTTTTCTCTCTTTCAATTTTTAGATTTTTTGTCTGCAAATATCAATCGTCCATCCATTCCGCGATACGGACGAAAACACCTTCGATCATCGGCAGCCAGAACGGAGAGAGTACCCACAGCCACGAGACGTCGGTCCATCCGGCCAGCTTAAAGATCGCAAGCATCACCGTTACAACAAGCATCGCCAGGAAGTACTTCATTGTTTCCGTCCTCCTTTACCCGTTTCTGCCATCTTGCCGTTTTCTCGGCCCCGATCTCATCGATCCGGTCGTAAATATCATAGTCGCACATGCCCTCAAGCATCTGCAGAAGGTAGATACCGGCAACCTCCACGTCGGACCATTCTTCAAGTACCTTGGCGATGGCCTCTTCTTCGGTTACATTGCAGGGATTTCCGTTGCCGAGAGCCCGCACAAGCTTCATGCAGGCCGCCGCCAGTTCTCCGCATTCCTCCGTGACCTGTTCGAGCTTTGCCCGGAGGTCGACTTTTTCCTCGACGCAATTTTCAGCAGTCATTTTTTTTTTTATTTCTCCTTCTTTGATTTTTTATATTAGGTTGTCGGAGCAAGTCCGCCGTCGGCATACTCCTTTACTGCGGTTTTTGCGGCGGAATATAATTTCTCGATTCTTTCGTCTTCGGTCTCTCCGACGATGATCCAGCTCTCCGGCAAACTCTCGATCCAGTCGCAGAACGTATGCCACTCGTCGAGCTTGTGATTTCTTCTCGCCGGATAGATGTTTGCCAACACCTCGTAGTTCAACATGATCGTCCGCTTTTGATTATAGGATGAAGGAAGAAGCTGAATCATGTTCCACCAGTACTGTTTTTCACCGGTCACAAGATACTCATGCCGGTTAACATTCAGTTCGTGAATGGCATCGCCGAGGATATAATCCCGCGCAAAGTCGGAAAGATGCTCATGCGAGAAATCATCAAGCACGAACTCTTTCTCCGCGATCTTATGCATCGTCGAGCAGGAGTTGGCAACCGTCCCAACTTTGTAGGTGTCGAACTCCTTCCACCAGTACAGCGGAGCGAGAATATCACACCATACGACGATCATTCTCCGGTACTTCGCGTGATCCGATCCTGCGTCTCTCAGGCTCTCCATAAGTTTACGGTCGTTTGGGCCGATTTGCCATCCGTGGAATTTTTTGCAGACGCCTTCGTCGCGATCGGCTTTCGCGCAAGAACCCTCGCGATCGATTTTCCCGCATGCATGGCAGTCGTAGCCTTCGTAGCTATCAGATTTCGTCCACGAGTTCATCGGATTCCGCATTCCCCGGATCGCGGATTCCCAGCCTTCAATTGTCACATTTTCAATTTTCAACATTGTGTACTACTCCTTTCCTTATTACCCAACAAGAACAACATTTGCTGAGTGTGTTAGATACACTTTTCCGTCGATTTTTACCTGAATCATATCAGAGTTTTCAAAATCGAGCCAGCTGTCGACTTTCCCTTCGGCAATTTTCTCACCTCCGAGATAGACGTATCCGTAAGAATATCGCCAGGTTGTATCGATAATTTGGATATTCGTTCCGCAAGCATTAAGCATTGCCAGCAGGATTATTACGAATAATGCCACGGCCAGCACTCTTTTCATATACTTTCCCCTTTCAAAGCTATCTTGATGTATTTCTTCCCAAGCCTGTCTTTCCGAGGCTGTGCCTTGTCGATCGCGCATACCATCTCACAAAGGTCGTAGATATGCTGTTCCGGCAGATCGTTGAATTTCCGCCCGACTATTTTCCACTTCTCAATAATGAATGTTCCGTTGTCCCCATTGTCAACGGGAAGACGCGGAAAAGCATCGATCCCGATGGATAAATCCCCGCCGAAGTAATTCCCGATGATCTGGCAGAGCCTCGCCCAGCCGTAGCAGTCCTCGTCCGGAGGGCGAAACCCTCTAAGCTCGCAGTATTTCAGAAAAGCGGATATGCTGTCATACCCGCCATTCCAATGAAGATAGATCCCAATGCCGCTCTCCTGTCCGTATCCGGCAGGCGTCATGATCACTGCTCGATTGCCCATCATGTTCTCCTTTTTATAAGCGCCTCGACCCACGAGGGGTCTCGGGTTCAGGTGAATATCAAAGCTCCAACAGAAAAGCCGGACGAACCCCACCGCTGCCCGACGCGTGGTTGCTGCCCGCAGCGCCAACGTAGTAGACATAGGCGAAGGCGGGCGCAGAATTTTTACAGCGATTCTTAAGCCAGTACCAGTTAAGATTGCCGTCCGTATCAAGTGCGATTCGATTTCGACGATCTTTCATCAACGGCCACCGCTCGTCATTGTCCGGCTCAAATCTCTCGTAGAAATCGTCATGGCCGAAGATCTGTCCGTAGGTCGGGATATCGACTTTCAAAAGCTTGGCTTTAAGTGAATCCCGAAGCCCAGCCGCAATCTTCTCAAGAACTGAGTCCACATCGTCTCTGATTTCATCGGCGACGCAATTGTCAAAGATGAACTCCGCGCGGTCTTCATTCACCTTCTGACAGGTTGCCGTGAAGTTGCCGAACTCTTCGAGCTGCACAGCGATTTTGTCTCCGACATCGGGCTTGCTTACGTTTGTCCATACGGATCTCATAACAGTCATTTGATTGATTCTCCTTATTCAAATATAAATGATGTTAAAGTATATAGTGCCTCAGATCGCCATTGCGATTTCCTTGATGTATCCTGCGATCTTCCGTCTTGAGCTGTCAAAATCACAACGGGACGAAATATCACTCAGCGCGTTCAGCGCGGCAGTCTTCGCCTTATTCCCGCTCCCCTGCTGAACGGAGATATCCCGGATCTCTTGCGCCGCGCAAAGAAGGTTGCTGTCGAAAGTATAGCCGCCTGTTCCTTCAAGGATCTTACGGATTCCTTCTTCTGCCAGCGTGTCGTAGTCTGCGGAAGGCGCAGCAACGGCCGCGGAACCGTCTTTATTTCCGCCGAGCAGCCCGGTTACGTCAACGCCGTTCATAGAGAGTACGACAAGCCCGGCGCCAGTCAGCATGACTCCCGCGACAGGTCCTTTCAGCCAAGTGCGGATCATTTTCTTCTCCGCCTCGAACCCCTTTTCGAGAACTTTGCAAATATCATTGGCATTCTTCATTGATTTTCTCCTTTCTCTTATTAGCTTATTGTTTTGCCCCGCTTGCGATCATTACCGCATATCCGGTCATCGGAAGCCATTGCCGCTTCATTCGCGCCAGATCTTTTTCCAACCTGTACCGGAGACTGTTTTTGAGTCCCCCTTTGCGGCAGATATAGAAACGAATTATTCGGGATTGCCCTTCTTCATACGTATGGCTGATCATCTCTTCGCATTTGTATTTCTCCGCGATCTGCTCCCGGAGTATGGCCTTCATATCGTCAAGTCTCTCCGGGTGCATAATCGTCGGGGATTTTGCGCGGATCATAATGGCGGTTTCCTTTTCTTTCATGTGTTCTCCTTTCACAAAAAAAGGAGAGGAGGAGCCCATTGCGGACTCGTTCCTCTTCGCTTTCTTTAACCTTCTCTCTTCCCTTCTGGCCTCGAAATCCCTGAGAATGCCGATCGCAATCTCCACCGGTTTCACGAACAGCTTCCCGATGATCACAATCGCGGTAAGCGTCCGTAATAACGCTCCGCTGACGCAATCGATCAGTCTGCTGACCAATGAAAACAGGTCGGAAAATTCTTTCACCGTATTCCTCATGTTTTTGTCTCCTTTGTGGATTGTAGAATAGTTATCCATTAAGAGACATGGTTTTTTCGCGTCCCGAAAATATCAATATTCGTCCGGGAACAGAATCGTCGTCACGCTTCGATCCCACTCTGTGATGATCCAAAACTTTGTTTCCTCCCCGTCACCGGTCTTGCGGGTATAGGAAGCAAAGATCCGGTCTTCTCCGCTGGCTACGGCCTCGTCGTTCTGCGCCTTATCTTCGTCCGTCAGCTCGCCCCAGTCGCAGTTCATGTACCTTCCGAGAGACAGGGCAACAAAGTATGCGAATTGTCTGTCTTCCTGCATCCTGTCTGCAACCCCTCTCGTAGATAATAGTTTGCCGATCTCGAAGCTTCTCCGTTCGTTCGCCATATGGAATCTCCTTTTCAACACGTAATAAACTCAGAAATATAAAAAGGAAGAGATCATGCTCGGCCCCTGTCCTTTTCGGTCCTCACCTCAACCGCAGAATCCAATCTTGAACGCCTTTTCGCCGGAAGCATGTCCGTTGTCGGTTTTTCTGGCTTTTGCGGAGCTGTCCTTGTATCTGCAAATGTCTTTTGCAATCGTCCTCGTAAGGTTATAGACATTGTCGCAGAAATACATAACTCCCCCGATCATACCAAGAACAAATACAACCGTACCTGCTTGATTCAGAATTTTGTTGTTCATTTTCTTTCTCCTTCGGAAAAATATGATTTCCATTAAGAACCATGTTTTTCCCGCGATCCCGCGATTTTTCGGTAGAACCCGCCTTCGTTGAAATCCTTCTTGTCCCTCAGCGTCCGCATGATCGTCAATTCGATTGACGAATGGGACTTCAGGTGATAGTAGTACAAAATATCAAACGGCGTGTTCCGTCTGTCAATCCGTCCGGCCGCCTGCTGCATGATCCGGTAAGAATAGTTCTCGGAATAGAATATCAATGTGTCCGTGGCAATACAGTTCCATCCTTCGGCTCCGCTCTGGAAGTTCACAAGGTAGACCCATCGGTCACCCATGGGAACCTCGTCGTGCCGGTGGCCATTGCATTCTCCCCAGACGATCCCGTGTTCCGTACAGAATACCCGCAGAAGATCAAGTTCAAAATCATAATTGTAAAATATAATTGCTTTCGGATGAATGCCAAGCAGCTTTTGAAGCGCCTCCAGACGCGATTTGTCCGAATAGCAGATTCTTCTCAGCGCATAGCATAGCGCTCCCGCCGTATCGATCGGTTCGTCCGTCCACGGGTTCCACATATTCCGCATGATCGACCGGTACCCCGGAATATCATACTGGCACCAGATGTCCTCATGTCTGTCCTTCGTGTGCTTGACATAGTCCATCCGAACGAGAATGGAATCCCGCAGCCGCATGAGCTTTGCCGTCTCAAGGTATCGATCGATCTTCGGAAAATTTGTGAACTGGGAGTAGACGATGTGCTCACGGGTAAATTCAGTCCGATTCTTGTAAAACCCATTGGCGATGAAGACCGGTATATAGTCCTTCCATGTATCGCCGGGCGTAGCCGACAGAAGGATCCATCGGTTGGCCCGGACGATTTTCAGAAAAGATTTGACCCATGCCCCGCTGCCGACGACCCGCTGCTCATCGAATATAAAAAACGCGCCGATCTCGCCGACGTATTTTCCGATATTATTCCACGAGTCAACGATCAGATCACCGGTGAAAGGAATCCCGAACAGTCTGCATTCCTCCTGCCATTCCCCCGTATCGCGCTTCTTCGCGGTCGTGATAATGATAAGCGGCATTTCGTGTCCGCTCCTCTCCCGGATCTGCTCAAAGTCTTTATAGTAATATCCAAGAGCAGTCCGGGATTTCCCGGAACCGACGCCGCCGCAGAGAATACAGCCGTTCTTCATTTGATTTATCGCATCGATCTGGTATGCGTCGAGCCCGTCAGCAGCGGACATTGCTTTCTGTATGTCCATGCATATCATACCCTCATAAGCCATGAAACGGCGGTATATGTGATCCATGCCGCCGCGAATGTCAGCGCTCCGAAAATTGCAACAAAGGAGAAGAGAACAAGAAGCGCCTCTATCGCGTTGCAGATGATTCTTCCGATTTTGCGCATGTCAGCTCCTTTCTCCGTTTTCGAAAGCATTCCGGACTACCGGTGCAGACCGTTTTTGAGCAGCCAAGACACACGTCCGCCTGCTCTTTCGTCCTGTATGCGTCTATTACTTTCTTCTCCGGCGGCTTCTGATCTTGTGCAAGAACGGATAACGATTTTGCATTGACCCTTCCATACTGCCGGGCCTGCTGTTTCCAACCTGCCATATCAGTAATCCTGTTCTCTCAGAGCGGCCATCTCCATCTCCGTGATACCGACCACCCCGGCCGATTCAGAAGAATCCGTAGCACGGAAATGCGCGTCTGGATGCTGCGGCCACATGAATTCGAACATCAGATAGTTTGCGGCGTCGCAGAGATACTCCGTGTTGCCGGTCTCTATGTATTTATTCACGCAGAGTTTCATAGTATCAAGCGCTTTCACGTTCCCGCTGCGAAAATTCTTTTTTGCCGAACCGTATTTCAATCTGCTCATCTCTACCCGATTCCGTCTGAGTTCGTCAAACCGCGTCGAGTAGTCTTCTTTCCAGTTTTCCGCTGATTCCAAAATATCGACCCTCCTTATTATTCGTTTTCCGATGCCAGAATCTCCTTGATCCCGAACAGTCCGCCGTAGCCTTCGCCGTCCCCGGAAGTGATGATGGTTTTCACCGATCCGTTGATCGCTTTGACCGCCGCCTCCTGAATATCAAGCTCCCGGTCGCGGAAGTAACTGTCCGTCAGCGTCTGCTGGTTTTCAAGCTCGGCCTTCTTTTTCAGCTCCGCTTCTTCAACCTGCATACGGGCAATTTCGACCTTGGATTTCTGTTCTGCTTCGGCTTCGTCACGCTTGATCTGCGCCACCTCCGCCTTTGCCTTCTGCGCGTCGATCTGTGCCTGTGCTTCTTTTGCAACCTCATAAGCGGCGGCATCGGCTTCCGTCTGTCTCTGAAGAAGCTCTTTCTCGCTCTGGGCTTTCTGCGCGTCTACGATTTGGGCGTTGATCTCGTCCTGTTTTTCTCTTTCCAGTCTGGCTAATTCAACCTCGTTCTGCGCTTCCGTCTTCTGGTCGATTTTAAGCTGAATATCATCCGGAAGGATCAGCGTACCGAGTTCGAACCGGATCAGTTCCACACCGTATATGTCGTTCAGAACGGTTTTCAGCACGTCGAACGCTTTCTGCTGAATTTCCGTTCGGTTGGCCTGTACGTCATACACCGAATATTCCTGTGTGACGCCGTTCAGCTTGCCTTTTGCCAGCCCGTAAATATCATTGTCAATGATCGAATCGAAGGATTTCGTGCCGAACGACTTGATAATTTTACCGATGTCGGTGGGGCGGATGGAAATATAAATGTCGGCGTCGATGTTTTTGCCTTCGCTGGAAGCGATGGACATGGACATATCAACCTTATTGTCGCCCTCTTCGAGCCGCGTCCAGTTTTTGGAAATGATCGTCGTCGGGTATTTCAGTACGTCCTGCGTGATAGGGTTTATTCGGATACGGCCCGTCTTTTCACTGTTCAGAACGGACGTCCCTTCGATAACGTCGTCTTTTGCATTTGCTGTCCGGTCATATATGTAACCGACATATCCGGCAGGGATGGTCTCGTGAGTGGATGCATAAACGATGATCCCGCCAATCAAGTAAACGGCGAGGATCAGAAGCGCGGTAACGAATTTCTTCATGTTGTCAGACATTGTGTTTCTCCTTTTATTTTTTTTTTTACTTTTTGAAATTGTTTTTGTACCAGTCGTAAATCGGATCCTTGAAGCTGATCGCCAAGATTACGATCACGACAACAAGGATGATGATCATTCTGATCGGCATCTCACTTTTTCTCCTTTTCCTTCGCGCCGTACAGTCCTTCCGCATCCGCCAGCACTCTCGGAACGTAGATCCGATTGCTGTGCTTTTTCTCCGCAGTCCGCACCGAGCCGAGTACCTGCCGGAGCTTGTTGACATACGCCTTGCTTTCTTTCTCGTCTGCAAACTGGATAAACGGTTCCAGCACTTCCAGCAGATCCTTGGCGATTCGTCTTTCCTTCCGGCATTCTGCAAGCTGCGTGGCGATCTTTGCCCGCTCATGATAGCTCAGTTCCCCGAGTTCAAGCGCGTGCAGATAATCCTGCGTCAGCATCTCAAGCCGCTCCAGATCTTCTTTGACAGTTCTATACCGGGCCTGTGCTTCCGAGACAAGATTGCAGTACAGCGCGATTATTTCCGAATAGCTTTTCTCTTTCTCTTTGTTTTTCATCCATGCAACTCCAATTCTCGCATTATAATAAGCGGAGAACAGTGATAACTATTCTCCGCCACATTATAATTCTTTTATCTCAAAGATTGTCCAACATTGTACGAAGCTCTTCTTCGGACATATTACGCAGTTTTTCGTTCTGCTTGGCTTCGATGAGAGACAGAATGAGTTGCTCCTTTCTCTTCTTTTCTGTAGCTTCTTTCTGAGCAATTATCTCGCCCTGTTTTACAGAGAAGATATATTTTACAATATCAATCTTGTTCTGGAGATTTTCATCAACAGTAGGCGTGCTAAGAAGACTTTTCTCTTCCTGTGTTTCCGCTGTCTTGTTTAGTGCCATATAGACAATATTCAGCTGATCGATTTCCAGATCCCATAGATCCTCGGTACTAATACTGCCTTTATATGGGTACCGATATTTCTTTCGTGTAGCGATTTCAAACAAATTGCTCATTTTTTATCTCCTTTTAGAATTTAATTTTGTAGACTCTTTCGGTGTTGTTGATACTTCTGACTTTCACAATAACGTTGTTACGTTTCGTGTCGCTGAACCCAAAGCCTGACAATTGATCGTTTACGTCTTGAATGGCCATCTTGGCACCTAACGCTTCAAATACCCTTTTGTGTTCTACAAGCTCCTGCTTCAGAAACTCATTGTAAAAGCCATTTGGTTTTTCTGGATTTACGCAATCTTTCAGCATGAAAAACCAATGCTTATGACCGATGCCTTCTTCTCCGTTCCACCAGTTTGGAGATGTCATAATGACCGTAACAGGTACAAATGTCTGGGCTTTAATCCCCCAGATCTCCTGATTTATCGTGCTTGAAGGCAGAAACTCCTCAAAGGCAAAATCCCCATTAGTCTTATACTTAAGTCTTGCCACAGGAATATGTTCGCCTTGATGAAGCGGTTTTCTGAAATCATAGTTGTGAATTTGTCCATCATACTCAATTTCAGCTCTGAACCCGTTCTCTCCGCCACGATAGGTAAAGCAGTAAACATACAGTATCATTTCTTTCACTCGGTTTTCAAGAATCTCTTTGCTTGGAAAGATGATGTTCTCAACGGCAGGTTTTCCGGGTATGGGGTTAATAATGTCAACGTCAAGACTTCCACCGGTGATGCGGTCAACCTTTGAGCGATAATAGATATGACCATAGCCTCGATCAGAGAACGCAATTTCACAATGGGCATCCAGATCGTTATAGTCAGAATGAATATCATTCCACTGGATGCTGAATCGAAGAGCGCCTTCAACTTTTCCCCCGGCCAGTTTTACGTTTTCGCGAATGTTGCTGTCTGTGATGTTTCCAGAATAAGCCCACGAAAAACCATTCCCCCACTTGAACATGCTTTTTGACTCCTTGTTAACAGGTGCGATCAGCGATACCATATTCGGAGCCAAACGGTTTTCTGCAAGAGCATAAACTTCTTTCGCATCAGGTAAGATGTCATGAATGAACTGATTCATGGTGACTTCTTGTATTCGACTAAATCTCTTAGGATCGGTTGCTATTTCCGTTTTCATTTCATCGAACACATTGCCGGAAATCCTTCTTGCCGTATCCTTATTGAAAAACAGAATATCATTGACTGTAATGTCATCTAATGTAGCAAAGCGTCTCGGAAGAGACTCCATATAACCGAGTTCCGTAACGGTTTTCTGCGCTTCTTCCAGCATTCGCTTGGTATAAATGGCTTTCGGACGTTTATAGTTCATTGGAGCTACGACAACTTCGTATCTTCTAACTGCCTCATCCAGTTCGACTCCTTCTGAAATATCAACGAGAAGCTTTCCAATACTATGATTTCTGATTTTTCCGAGTACATCTCCTACTTTTGATGCGTATGCCCAGCAGTAAGCTTCTTGCTTGCTTCGATCATATCCCAATGTATCGTACTGATTCTTATAGTAAAGGAATTGTTTGATAAGCTTCCCCCATTCTCCACCCTTATACAGAGCATTTGTTTGAATCAGTTCCAAAACAGTATTGAGCGCATCAACTGAGATCTCATCAAGAGATCGCTTAAATACATTTCTACGATCTCTAAAGCGTCCTCTTTCTGTGTCAATAGTTGTACTGGATGTATTGCAGAATACGGCCGAATCAGGCAGATCTATCGAAAAGTGTTCATAGGATATTATTGTTCCGTCATCGAGGCATTCTCTGGATACGGGTGTGCCGATCCTCTTTCTCTCATACAGGTATTTGCCTATGATGTTGCGGCCCAACACATAGTTATTCAGTGTATCAATAACGATCTGATAATCCGCGTCATGTGCATCAAACTCAAAAATACTGTGAATGATCAAGTCATCATCAATCCAAACGATTCGACCGGCCTCCCGAATGAACTGCCTGCAGCAGGCACAGTCATGCTTTGTCCGTACACGGTAGATCGGATTTGCAGCAGCAGGAAAGCTTTTTATGTATAAATACCACAAACTATCCCTATCTGCATCAACCTCGAACAGTTCTTTCTCAGCGATGCGCTTTTTGAAATTCTCAATTAATCTATTGTTGAAATCGTGAAATGCCATAACTTTTCTCCTTTTCAAAATCAATACCAAAAAGAGGAAGAGGGGCTTATTCAGCCGCCTCCCCGCTCTCTTTGGATTCCTCATGCTTTTCCTTGCCGTGCTTCTTGAATCTGTGAACGATGAGAGCAGTCCCTCAATACAGATCCTAAAATCATGCCGATGCCGATCCCAAGATTTTCAACGTACTTGGTGTCATTGAAATAGTCGATCGCATCTTCGACATTTTTCGTATCGACTCCAGTCCGCCCAAATTCCATTTGGCAGGTACACGATATTCTTGTCCTTGTTGATCCGAGGGTAAAGCCCGTCAAGCGTATTCGCTTTTTATCCGTAAGCACCTCTCAAAAATATAAATGTGGATTACTCCATTATATTACAAGTAATCCGCGCGTCAAATCAGTTCTCCCACGGAAGCGCATCCTCTCCGGGGCCTTCCTCTTCCGCCCACTTGGCTTCGAGAACGCCTTCCGCGATCCGTGCGTACATCTCGGAAAGCTGCGCAGAAATACCGGATTCGCCGCGTCCGTTCGACCATGCGTACTGTCTCAAAACCAGATCGACCGTCTCGAACTCTGCGTCGTCGAAATTCTTGATGTTGCTCGCGTCGATCCAGACGGAACCGCCGCGGGTGAACTGCTTGATCTTCGGTCTCGCCCAGTCGAGATCCAGACGGATCTTCACATCCAGCGTGCAGAAGGGTTCCTCGCCTTCGTTTCTCGGAGGCTTCACCTTTACGTTCCACCCATAGGAAGAAAGCATCTGCGCGGCGTCCTGATCTCCGATCACGATGGTGAATTTCAGATCGCCGTTTTTGTTGTACTGGCTCGTCCGACCGGAGAAGTTCCGGTAGATAATGTTACGATTGGAAAGATTCTCGATTTTCAGCTTGTTGTCGCCGAGGATGGTGTACTTGACTTCATTCATGATGAATAACTCCTTTTTTGTTATGAATGTAGAATTTTGATAAAAATATCAATATTTCGGCGTTTCCGGCGGCTAGTCAGCATCATCCGCATTATGCCCGACAAGCTTCCTGTAACCGCCCCAGCCGCATTTTTGACCGATTTCGTTGATGGTATGAATAGCATCTTTCGCAAGAGCATCATAAAAGCTCCGGTCAATGAGATCTGCTTTGTCCAGAGTCTTTACCATCTCCGATTCCAGCCAGCGGTAGCCTTTCGTCCCGCTGACAGCATAATACTTGCCGTCCGCATTCCGATAGAGTACCCCGCCTCCTCCGCCGGACACAATAGGACAAAACTGTCCGACCCTGCCGACGAAAATATAATTGTGCGCTTCTGCCTCCCGCTTTTTCAGGTCTTCATAGCGCGATGCGATCTCTTCCGGGGATAGTTTGAATTTCTTTACGAGCTTAGCCATGTCCGTTTCAAGCGGAGGATCGGATACGGAGTACGCTTTTTGCAGCTCGATCAGTTCCTTTTCCTCTGCCGCGCTGAGCTGCGGAAGGGTCTCATTCATATCGATGACGATTGCCCCCTTCGCAACGGATTTTGTTTCGCAGAAGTCCTCAAAGACCGGCTCTTCCCCGGAGAACAAAGTTTTGAAGACATAGGGCACCTGAAACTGCGTCCCGGTGGCCGTCCACCAAATATCATTTCCGGTCTTTTTGTCTTTCAGGGCTTCCTTGTACCGCGCCACGTATACGGCGTCGTTCACAAGACAGAACTTATCGAATTCTGCCTCCGTTTCGAAATCGTATCCGTATTCGCGTCCGAATTTCACAACAAAGTTGCGGATCTCCTCCGTCGCGTTCTCGATCTTGATGGAATCCGTCTTGATGTGCGCTACCGTGAATCCGCGCTTCTGCACTTCGGATTTGAGCAGCGTCATAAACAGAGCTCCGCGTTTCGCCACAATGTTATCTACGTTGCGCTCATCCCGGAAGCGGTTTGTAAATCCCGCTGAGGTCAGCCCGTAAATGGAATTGATGACGATTTTCAGAGCCTGCGCAAGACCGGCAGCATGTTCTTCCGTGAGCCACGGCTTCAGCACGCCGTTCAGCATGGACCCGGCTTTCTCAAAGTCCTTGTGCTTGATGGCGACGCGCGCCTCCACGATCTCCTCGAAGATTCCCGTGTACTTCGGCCCGAACAGGCATTCTGCGATCACGCTGTGCGGGTGCTGGGAAGCGATGTCCCCATCCCAGACATTCTCATGAATGCCAGGTTCCGCGTAGACACGCCCTCCTTCTCCTATCTCCTCTCCCATATACACAGATTTACCGAACTCAAACGTATATCCGGGAAAGAATGGGAGAATGGAATATCCGTCAGGCAGGACGACGCATCCCTCGCCGGTGTAGATTTCATACGTCGGAAGGCCGTGGTCGTCGAAGACATGGAACGTATACCTGTCTCCGAATCGCTTCCGGTATTCCGTATATTCCGTCCATGGAACCGGTTTTGAGAGATCGCGGTAATTGAACTGCCGCTGAGGATTTTTCTCCGTGCCGAATATGATCTTCTCCGACAGGGAGTTTGTCGTGTCATTGACCGAAACGCCCGTAATCCCGTGCAAAGCCTTGACAAGCTCCACCTGAATCTGCCGCGCCATAAAATCCGCCTGCCGTGCGTTCCAGACCGCTTCCGTTGCGATCACGTCGTTCGCGCAATACTCGGCGACCTTTTCCCACAACTCCTCCGAAACAGGCTGATCCCATTCGAAACCGAGCTCCTGATGGTGAATCCCGAGATCGATCTCAAATTTCTTCAGGGATTTTTTCTCAGACGAGAAGTCCAGAATATCCGTATAGGATAAGTTGTAGGCGTTGCCGAACATGCCCCGGTTCCGATTTCCTTTCTCCGAGCCGATAATGGACTGTGACAGATTGTAGAGCTGCTCGTTCGTGTACCCCATGATTCTCGCATAGAGAATATGGTTGTCGTACTGACGGCAGTTGAATCCGATCAGCTTCCACCTTGTCAGAGCCTCCACTTCCTTCGGCGTCGGATTGATCATCTTCATGATCGGTTGATCCGCCCCGGCAGCTTTCCAACAGATCACGAAAAGATTCTTGAAAACCTCCACGTCGAAAAATATCAAAATATCATTTTTGCCCATATTTTCGACTTTTTCGAGGAATCCCGGCGTCGGTTCCTCCTCAGAGCGGAAGTGCATCTCGGAAACCAGCTTCGTGCAGTATTCGGCGTGATGCGTGCTGTTCGTGGCAAAGGCCAGCACGGGATTGAACATGTCGCTCACGTCATAGCGCACGCCGCTGGAATAGGCGTCGTCCAGAATCTTCTTGATGAAATCCACGCTCGGCTTCGTTCCGGGATGATACTCCTTGCATAGATTCCTCTTGATCAGAGTTCGGATCGCCTTCTCGTTCTTCACAGTCTCGGTGTTTACCATTTTGTCTTCTCCTTTCAGCGGTAAACCTGAGCTGATCTCTGCTATCTGAAGATCGTTGCACTTCGTAAGCTTCCGTCTCAGCGTCATATTTCCGTCAAACACCTTGATCTCGATCCGGTCGTCGTAAACGTGGCTGAGCTGTTTCGGATCTCCCTTATAAATATAATGAAGATGAATGCCCTGCCCGCTTTTCGACAGCTCTCCGTAGGTAGGAGGCCACCGCGATACCGCTTCCAGATTCTTTTCGAGGCTTTTGCTGCCGTGCTCATCCGGAATATCGAAATCGATCACAATGTGGTTGATCGGAACCTTGACGTAGTGAAGCTGTGATGTGTCCAGATCTTTCAGTTTTGTCGTAACATTGACCCAGCGCCGTCTGGGTATCCCTTCCTCGCTGGCGTATTGGGCAGGATAGTCCGCGCCCAAAATATCAAAGAGCGATGTTCGCGGAGCCGGAACGAACCAGCAGGAAGGATCCGTCTTCTCATGAGATTTTTCGGAAAAGTCCTCCCGAACAAATTTCTCTTTTCGAAAACCGCCGTACCAGTTTCGGACGCGGCCGCCGTCTTCCGTGCTGATCCGCTCCTTGAACTCCTTGAAGTAGCTTTTCAGCTCTTCTTTGAAGACCCGAAGCGACAGCGGATACGGAACCCGCGCCTCTTCGCAGTATGTCCGGTACATCTCCCACGCCGCTTTCTGCGAAACCCCGTCTTCCCGCTCGAATACCGAATAGGAATCCAAAACATAATTGTAGAAGTCATTGGAGGCTCCCATCATCTTGAGCGGGATGTAATTGTCATAAAAATGCGGATCGTCGAGATAGATGTCCAGACACCGCTTTGCGATCGCTCCGAGTTCAAACTTGACCTGAGAACGGAGTTTGTCGTATTCCCGTCTCGGCAGTTTGTTTCCTGTCGGCGATACGTCGATCAGACGCCGGATTATACCGGATTTTGCGTCCGTGATCTTTACGGGCTTGTTCGTGCCCATGAACATGAAGCAGTTGAACCGGTTGGAATATAAAGACTTGTGCTTCTCGTTCACCGTCATCTCATCGTGTGAGGCGATGGAGTTCAGCCGGGTATTATCCTCGATGTGGCTGAGATCTCCGTCCTGCTGGATCGCCACAAGCGGATTGGCTTTGAACGGTTCGAGCGCAAACGTGCTGTTCGGATTGCCGAGGGCCTTCGCGTCGAACGTGCAGTAGTGCCCGGCAAACAGAAGCATGATGATGTCTAACACGGTAGATTTCCCGGTCCCCGGATCACCGTAGAACACCATAAACTTCTGAATGTCCTTTGAATCGCCTGACACGACGGCTCCGATCGCCCATTCGATTTTGTGCCTCTCCTCGGGAGAATATAAAACGGACATGAACTGATCCCAAGAAGGACACTCTCCGGCTTCCAGCGGATACGGAAGTCTCTTTGAAGCATAATCGCTCTTGGAGACCTCCGTATTGGAAAAGACCAGCTTTTCGTCAAGCGGATGATAGGAGTCCCGCATCTGCTTCTGGCAATACTTATGCCATCGATCCGTAGTTCCGGTGGAGGAATACTTCATGCACAGAACATGCACGATGTCATCTGGCGAGTTTTTCTCGTACTCTTCCGCATATTGATAAAGCTCCCGATCTACAAGATTGATCAGATCCTGTTCGCTTGTGGACCAAAGCCCGCGTTCTTCGACCCAGACCGCATAGAAGTCTCCGCCTTTGATCATCAGATCCTGGCTTGGGCTGCGGATAATAAACTCCGGGTAGATTTCAACATGTCCTCGCTTCGGCGACCGTGTGAATACTTTGAAGAAGTCTGCCATTACGCATCACTGACTCCTCCGATGTTTGCTTCGTCGTGGGTATCCACGTTGCTCTCCGGCATACGGTTCTGAAGATCGTCCACCTTTTCGTTCAGACTGTCGATCTTGCTTTGCAGGTAATTTTCGCTCCGTTTTCTTTCTGCAAGTTCGGCAGCAAGGACCGCTCCTCCGACGATCAGTGCGAAGACAAAGCCTTTCAGCCCTCTGATTTGCTTTTTCTGCTTCCGGATGATTTTCAGAATATCACGATTGTCCTGTCGAGCAGCCATCGGAATTCCGTCCATGCGCACAAGCACTTTGACGATTTTTTCATCACTCATTCTCGCTTCTCCTTTCAATATTCGTTGATTTCATTCAGATACCAGTTCATCTGATACCAGATCTGCACGTTTCTCAGGTCGTCCGTGCAATGTTCTAAATGGAACAGACCTCCGCGTCCATCCGGCTCGTATTTCCGATGGAGGAAAATATCAATGTGTCCGTCCACATAAGACTGACTGTACCGCCGGTCGTCCATCCCGGCAAGACCGAGATTCGACAGCATCTCCATAAACCAGCGGGAGGTTCTGTCACCTGCGTCAGGGTCGTTCATGATACTCTCCTCGCATCGGATTGCAAGAGCGGCCATCATTTCGAGCACGGAGCATTCCGAAATATCCAGCTCATTGGCGATCTGAATCTGCGGAATGCCCGATTCTAACCCAAACCGATACCGCAGATTCAGTCCGTCCTCCATGCGATTCTCGTCCATCGGAAGAATATAAATGAACGGGATCTCATGAAGTCGTTCCAGCAGCTTCCGGTAGGAGTAGCCGTGCCCGACAACCTTGCCGTAAATCCAGTCGATATATCGTGCTTTCAGTTCATCCGCCATCGGTCAATCCCTCCAGTCGTCAGGGTCTGCGCTGCGATAGGGCTCCGCGGGCCCGTTAAACGGATAATCCGAGCGCTCAAGCGAATAATCCTGTTTTTTCGAATCATCGCGAATATAAACCACTCTGTCCGCAGAAGTCTTCAGCTCTTCCAATGCCGTCTTACCGAAAACCAGTTCCGGATCGGCGTCGAGAATCTCTTCGGTCTCATCGTCAATGATGATTCCGTCTGCGTACATCGTAAAGTTGTGTGCACGGTAATTGGAGTACTCGTCGAAACTCCCCGCATCGATCAGATACGGCTCCGTGTTTTCAGTAACTGTTGTCTCAGGTTCCGCAGCCGGGACAGAAGAAATCTCTTCCGTTTCTCTGGAATATTTGGAATAGTCCACGTTTACGGCAGCAACTCTGGTGCTCGGATTTTTCTTCTCCGTCACGACAGGATCCCCCGGATAGGTCTCCTCCTTCTCCGGCTCGTCTTCGGTTTCGGGAATGTAGCATACCCCTGGCCCCGCTTGAGCTTTCTCTTCTGCTTCCTGTTCAAGATCCTCCCTTAACGCGGGGATGAGATACTTCTTTACATATAGCATAGAGCCGATCACACCGAATACGGCTCCGCTCAGAAAGATCAGCACATTCTTCATGGTATCACACCTTCCTGAACGGAGTCTCAGCCCAGATGATCTTCGAGCAATTGAAGTCCAGCCAGATACTGTTGTTGTGACCGTAGATGAATTCCCGGACACTTTCTTTGTTCATGTCATAGATTCCGAAGTCCACGTATGCCTCCATCTCCTGACCGGGCTTGCAGATCCATCCGTACTCAAAGCCAGCTTGTGTTTTGTCGAATCCGAGAGCATCATACACCTCGTTCAGACAAAGCACGCGTTCCGCCCGAAGCTTATCCGTCATCTGCGACATGATTTGTTTGAGGAACGTCGCATTGTACTGTGTATCCCTTTTCCAGCACGGATTTGTATCGTCGAAACACCGCGAAAACGTGTCGAGCTGATACCCTTCCTTCGCCTTCTCAACCGTGACCGTTTTCTCTTCGCCGTTTTCTTCTTTGAGAGTTGCTTCGGCAGTCTCCATTTTGTCCGCGAAGCGCAGGTTGTAGTCCTCCTCGCGTCCATACTTCTCGATCACCTTATCCCGGTAATCGCTGAATTCCTTCGACAGGATACTGTTCGCCGCGATCAGACCGGCGTTGCGATTGGACAGGATTCTGTGAGAACCGAGTATGCAGGCAATCGATGACGCGCCCATAAGCGTGACCGGTCCGTACAGTTTTATGATCTGCACGGCGCCTTTTTTATATCCGAGCCAGATGTCATGCTTACGGTCTGCCTCCGTATAGGACTCGCTGACGGGCATCTCTTTTGCCGTTTTGATGATCTTCTTCGGCTCTTCGAGAGCTTTGTCCGTTTTTCTTGCCGCGAACCACGTTGCGATGACTGTTCCGATTCCTAATGCGATCGCGCCTCCGGTTAAGAGTTCCGGGGAATGTTTCCGTGCGGAAAAAGCGATCTTCTTCCCGAAGTCGCCAATGCCTTTTCCGATGTTTTTGAGATTCATTTTGAAGCTCCTTTCTCAATTGATTCTGTCAACGTACATTGGTTCCGGCAGATGAATACTCCAGAACCGTTCTCCCTTGACGCTGTAATGATAAATGTAGGCTGCATTCAGATTTGTCCATCCATACTCATAGTAGGTATGCTGCGGTACTTGCCCGGAGATCTTGTAGTAGTCGGCGACATAGACCAGCTTATCCTTTCGCAGTTTGTTTCGCATGATGTCGAGTACTCGTTCTGCCGCTTCTCTGGATCGGAACTGGATCTCCCCGAAATCCTGTTTGGGACGCATTTCGCTTCCCCGAACGGAAGAACCGCCGTCATGATAGGACTGATAGTCCGTGTATTCGTCATATCCGCCGCTCTTTGATCCACCCCGGTAGACAAACGCCCTGAATGCGTCGACTGCAAGTTTCTTGATCGCGGGCTCGATGATTGTCTGATAGATGTTCTTGAAGATGATGTTATAATCTTCGGACATCAGAAAGCTTGCGATCTTCTTTGTGATGCCCTTCTTTCGGACAATCTGACTTTCGATGGGGGGCTCGGCATGTTGCTCCGCCCCGCCGTCGTCTTTGGACACTATGGATTTGTTTTCGTAATCTTCGCTCATGCCATCCTCCTCAGAAACCGTAGTTCGAAATTTCATAAAAGCCTTTGCCAATCAGATTTGCATTGGGAAGAATCGAGAACACGGGCACACCGTTCTTTTCCGTTGTAGAAATATCAAGATCCACAGTGCCGCTTGACGGATGCTCCGGGTCATATTTCCAACCGTATGACTCTCCCATTTTCACCGGATTCATCCCGAGAATATAATAGGCTTCATTGAGCGTGACTTCTTCTCCGGTCAGGACCTGTTTCTGGATTTCATTTTCAGCTTTTTCCAGCTTGTACTTTGTTGTCAGAAAAGGCTCGCCCCCAAATGCCAGGTCATAGCACCAGTACATATCCTGCATACTCGGAGGGACCTTATCGAACGGTGGGTCCTGTACGGAAGGCGTATTCTCCAGACGCTTTTCCTTGACTTTCTTCCGGATTTCTTTTTCCGTCTCTTCCCCGGCGACCTCCTTCGTCGCTTCCTTATAATCGGCAAAGGTTTTAGATGTCGCTTCAAGAGCTGCCACCGCCGTGCTGCCAATCGCTGTACGCCTGTCGTTCTCGCAGATAGAGGCCACGAGAAGCATTCCGCCTGCTGCTGCCATGCACACGGGAGTGACAAAATGCTTTGCGGCAATCTTCGCTTTTTCCGTCTTTTTCAGTTTCTCTTCGGATGCCTTCTCCTTTTCCCTGATCTCTTTCTCATACCGAGGGACCTCAAGCCCGGCTTTATACCCGCCGATCGCCAGCAAAGCCCCTCCTGCGATAACAGCAATCTTGGGCCAGCTCTTTTTCAGGCCTCTTGCCATTGCTTCAACAAATCTTTCTGTTTTACTCATGATCTGTTTCTCCTTTCAAATATCTATTACCCGACAAGCTGGATCCTGCCGGGCAGCGTAACTCTTGAAGACGGAAGCTTGCCAAGAAACTTCTTCGCCTGATATGTCAGATTGCTTCTGGCTCTTGCTTCCGATGTCGCATAGGTGACGCCCCGCCAATTGGAGGCGACACATGTCTCGAAGACCATGATGGGTCCTTCATAGCTGTAAAGTTTCATATGCTGCCTCCTTTGGCTGAGGATGAAAAAAGGAAGAGCCCGTTAAGGCTCGGCGATTCAGGATTCTTCCTCGGAATCTTCTTCGTCCTCTTCGGATTCTTCTTCCTCGTCAGGGTTGTCTCCTGCCATGAGCGCATTCATTCGCTCTGCCACAGCATGGTCGATATACTCCTGCTGTTCTTTCTCCTCGAAACGACTGATCGCAAGGCTTGCGAGCGCCGTCATTCCGAGAAGAAGCCACTTCGCATTCTTCTTCACTCCATCCGTGATAACTTTGATGCATTCTTTCATAGGTAAAACACCTCCCTTTCATTAAACCGCATGATTATTTCGCGTCAAATATTGCAGAATCAAATATCCGACCCGCATCTTCAGCAAGGCCGGAAACCGATTCAGAATGGGTTTGTATATGCTTTGCTGAATTATGACACGGGTCGGTTTACTATCAGAGATCAATCGCGGTATTTATCCAGAATATAGAAGAACTTACGATACGTCTCATAATAGTCATTGCGATTATACGGCATTCCAAGCTTGAACTGCAAAAGATGATAGCTGACTCCTTCTGTGATTCCTTTGAGTATGTAGTCGCAAAGGTCTGCATCCGCTTCTCTTGCCGCTCGTTCAACCATATCGATCCGTTTGGAGAGGCGTGCTCTGTTGATAGCCATCTCTCCGGTCGTGTCGCATAGACTGTTTCTGTTTTTCGGCATATTTGTAAGTTCTGCTTGGTGCTGGATTCCGTCAATCATCCGAAGCTGAATCTTCCAGTCCGGATACTGAAGGCAGAAATGCTTGAGCTCATAGTATCTCTGCCTCGGGATCCACCAAGGACTCTTTTCCGTGATCTCAGGACTGATAACCGTCGCCATGCCTATTTCTCCTTTCAGCAGTCGAGGCCGTAATTACTCAAATAGCCATCTGACGGATCTACGTCCGGCACAATGATGACAGTCTCTTCGTTATCCAGATCAACTGACGGATAATGCGCAAAGTCAAGCCACCATTCGCTGTATAAGTCGCAAAGCATATCAGATGACCATCCGCGATCATCCCCGCCAGCTACTTTTGCAATATCCAGAAACTCAAGCCAGTCATTCTCCTTGCACGCTCCAAGTGTAGTTATCATCTTGTTGACGTTGTATTCTGCCTGAATCACATTCGCCATTGTACTGTAAAAGTCCTGACCGCTGACGGAATCATGGAATTTCAGCATTGGTTCGTTGCCAATCCTTTCGCGGATCTCTTCCGGGACTTCTTCCGTCATGATCTCTGTGAGGATTTTCTGGTCTGCTTCCGGACCGTTCAGTTCCTCATTTTTGGCCCGGTACTTCTTATAAGCCTCCTGAACGGCGATATATGCGCCCGTAATAGAGGCCTGCGTGTGAAGATCCATGCAATGCGCGCCGACAGTACAGGCAATTGAAACCGCAGCGCATCCGGCCGCCGGTGCAAAGATCTTCACTCCCGCGACAATCTTTTCCTTTGCCGTCATCTCCTTTTCTTTAAGAGCCCTTTCAAATTTTGGCCCCTCTTTTGCCGCGAGCACAGTTGCTGCGACAGTTGCTCCGGCTCCTATGACAGTCAATACCGTCGGAAGGATCTTCCGGATCAGATTTTTTGCTTTGCTCATGTTGTGTCTCCTTTCTGAGCAAAAAAATAAAGGGAAAGCAGTCCGCCTCCGTTTGAGACGCGCTTTCCCCATGATAAACTTTTATCAGGCAGAAGAGAAGAGGGGCTGTTATGCCTCCTCGTTCTCCTTATCTCCGCCAAGGCCAAGAGCCTTCGTGATCATTTTCTCGAAGTCGGCCGTATTCATATCCGCATCCAGTTCCAAGTGAATCTTGACTTTGTCTCCGTCCTTGATCGTCGCAACAATCTGGTTAAACACAACGTTTATTGTCTGCCCGCAGTGTTTCCTGATCTTGTGACGGATGAACTTAGACATCAAATGATTCATCAATTTACTTGACACTCTCAATTCGTCCATATCCTTTTCCTTTCATAGATACTCTTTGTTGGCGAGTTTTCCATTATTATAGATGTAGATTTCGCGTCAAATCCTTTAGAATCCTCTTGACAATTCTTCTCCGTTTTGGTATAATGCCTCCGCCGATAGGCAAATCCAAATATCATACGAGGTGATTTCATGCCGAAGAATAATTCGAATCAAGAACCTGAAAATCAGACCAGACTGAACAAGCCATCCATAGGCGAGGGACTGTCAAAATTGGCAGACGCGGCGACAGCACTATGCAAATCCAGTGAAATTTATGCCGATGTTCCGGATGATCAGAAACTGGAAGCAGCAGATCATGCCAAATCTGGTGAAATCTGGAAATGTGCAATAATTTGCGTAACACTTATGGTATGCTTTGGTGTTCCATCAATAATTAAGGCCACGAAAGTGCCATGTACATCAGCTTGCTAATCATTCACAAGCTGATTTGGCGCATTTGTACATGAATAACATAATTATACAAACCATTATTGTAGCGCAAATCATACTAACAGATTCGTCCGAAATCTGAATTGTCTTGTTATCCATATGCCTGCAACCTCCTTTCAAATTGAATATAAAAAAAAAAGGAAAAGCACCTGTTCATGGTGCTCATCCCCCGGTCTCACTTATTGTTTCGGCGGTCAATCCGCATCAGCAAATAGGCTACCAGAATTACGATGAGGATTGCCTCAAAGCTCATTCTCATACCTCCTGAAACTGTCGTTATTCCATTAAGAGCCATGCAATCTTCGCGGCAAAAGAGAAAAGAACCTGTTCGGTTCTCTCTCTCTCTTCTGGGTCACAGTAATCTCAAAGATGTTAGAATATCTCCGTAGGACATCCCCGCTTTTCTCATGCGCTCGATCTTCAGCATTTCGGTCTGCGTCGGCTTGCGTCTCAGCATCCAGTAGCTACCGAGCGAACGGTCGTAGATATACCGATCCTTCAGCCTCATCTCCTTCCGCAGTTGGCCTGCCTTGATCGCTTTTCTTGTGATAAAACCGACAGCGCCGATTGCGGTCGCAGCGATTGTAGCCGCTTGTTCCGGGTTATTCTTCGCCCATTCCTCCAGTCTCCAAATCTGGTAATCCGCTTCCTTCTTGACCTTGTCCGCTTTTTCTCGGCACCAGTCTTTCGCTTTGTCTATACTCATATTACTCTCTCCTTCCTTTTGAGAAAATAGTTTTCCCATTATACCCTATGAAAATTCCGCGTTAAATATCCTGCCGGTCAAACACGGTTTCCCATCGTTCCTTTCTGAGCGGCTTCATTCTTGCTGCCCACATTGCCTGGCGTACAGTTGCCGTTGGATATAGGCCTTCTGTGGGTCTGCCCGCCCGCTTCCGAAGATAGGCGTGGAATTTTGGCTCAAGATAAAGAGCGTTCGCAATCCAGCCGTCGATCTCTCCCCAATATGTCTGCTTCGTTTCACTATCAAACCGCTGTTGAATCACAGCCAGTCCTTTTTCTCCGATCCGATAGAGGGTGCAGCTGTTATAAATCGGATGATTACAAGCGTAGATCTCTCCGAATGCCTGCCTGTACAAATATGGCTCTATGCTATAATACCTCATTTTGATAGACAAAAGAAAAGAGGGAAACCATCGCTGGCCTCCCTCCGTTCTGATCATTCAGTTTTCGGTGACTCTTTTTCAGAGTCCTTCTGTTCGGGTAAATCGGTGATCTCGATTATGGGATAGACTGCCTCGTATTCTTCTTCACTGTCAAACCCGTATTTTTCAGCGGTAACTCTGTAACCGCATTTCGGGCACAGGAGGTTTTCTTCCCACTCATCCTCGAAGATCATCTCTTCACCGCATTTCGCGCAGATGAATTTGCCCGTCTCAAAGGCGAGCCACCTCTTTTCGTTGAAAACACTCATGATCTCTGTTCTCCTTTACTATAAAATAGCTTCGGAGCAAAGAGCTCTTTTCTCCATTAAGAGGGGTGTAATCTACGCGAAGAAAAAAAAAGAAAGAGGCAACGCTTGCTCAGCGTGTACCTCCCTCCCATGGGATCTCATTTTCTGATTCTAAAGATGCTTCCAAGTAAGCTCTTTCCTGCCGCGGAACTGACGTAATTGCCAGATTCTTCAAACTTCAGGACGGTTCCCAGAAGTTCGCGTGTCTCTCGTCTGCTCATTGCCGCAAGACCGATGCTGACGCCAAAGCCTACACCCTGCAGAATTGCCGCGGTCCACCTCTGCTTTGAAGCTTCACGATGCTCATTCTCTTTTGCCTTCCGCTCCGCTTCGAACTTGGCCTGTTCGCGCTCAGCTTTCTGCGCTTCAAGTGCCCGTTCGTCTTCGTGCTTCCTGACTGCAAGTTCGAGCTCCGCTTTCGCTTTGTCCGCTTCGATTTCCAGTTTCTTCCATTCGGATGCGACCTTGGAAAGGTCCAGCATGTCGTCGAGGATGGCCTTCGATCCTTCCGATCCAACGGGAAGCGTCTTCAGTTCTTCCAACTGGCGTTTCAGTTCCTCCTCAAGCAGTTCAGCATTGCTTTTCTCGTTCTCCATCTGTATACCCCTTTCAGTATATTGAGTCCATTATATCAGATGTTATCTCCGCGTGCATTTTACATATAGCGTGATATATTGGCCGTCGCTCAAGTCAGAAGTGTCATGATCTAACTGGAGTAAGAGATCATCTCCTCTGCCAGACCAATGGACGACGTTCAACGTGCCATAGACTTTTGCTCGCTCTCGTTGAACAAATTTGCCGAATGCAAATCCCAGAAAGCCGCTGACTGCAATTGTCAGACAGACATAGAACCAAATCACATGAATCCCCCTTTCTTTCAGATGCCATTTTAGCACGGATTATCATCACCCGCGTGCAGAAAATAAAAGAAAAAGGCAATGGGATTTGAACCCATCCTTCCCCCGTCCGTTTTAGGAGGCGTGCTACCATACATACACTAGTGCCCTTTCATTATAGCCGATGCAAATTTCGCGTAAAAAAAGAGAGAAGAAGGCAATCACGCCTCCTCATCCCTTCTCCGATCTTTCGGGAATTTCATGTCCATCACGATATTGTGTGCCGTCTGAATCTGACAGCTGTCGCACATGATTCTCAATCCTCGTTCACAGCATAGTTTGCAGCTGAGTTCCAGTTGCTTCTTTGCCTGCCAAGCGTTGAGAGCCTCGTACTGTCTGTCGACTCCGATTTCCTCAAATTTCGTCATGCCCTTTCACCTCGATTAAATTCGGTTTCATTATACAAGGTGAAATTCACGCGACTAATAATTAGTTATTTGAGGCAAATAAAAAGGGGGACTATTCACAAGCCCCTCTTTTTTGCGCGAACATATCTACCACGCGCCATCATTGTTTTTGGTAATTTTTTGGTAAATCAATACTTTTTGTGCGTATACACCCTTCAAAACCCTTGTCTTTATTGGGGTTATTCCTTCACAGTCTTCATCGTCGGGAACAGAAGCACGTCGCGGATGGCGGCAGAGTCCGTCAGAAGCATGCACATCCGGTCGATGCCGTAGCCGATCCCGCCTGTGGGAGGCATGCCGATCTCCATCGCGTTGAGAAAGTCCTCGTCCGTGTGCTGGGCCTCTTCGTCGCCCTGAGCGGCCATGGCGTCTTGCGCGGCAAAACGGGCCCTCTGGTCGATGGGGTCGTTCAGCTCGGAATAGGCGTTGGCCATTTCCCAGCCGTTCATGAAGAACTCGAACCGCTCCACATAGTCCGGATTTTCCGGCTTGCGCTTGGTCAGCGGGGAAATCTCCACCGGATGATCCATGATGAAGGTCGGCTGGACCAGGTGCTCTTCCACGAAGGTTTCGAAGAAGAGATTGAGGATATCGCCCTTCGTGTGCCTCTCCTCGAATTCCACCTTGTGTTCCTTCGCTGCTGCCCGGGCTTCCTCCAATGTATGGATCTCGTTCCAGTCCACGCCGGAATACTGCTTCACGGCGTCCACCATCGTGATCCGGGAGAACGGTTTGCTCAGATCCATCTCCACGCCGTTATAGGTGATGGTCGTGGTCCCGAGCACTTCCTTCGCAACGGTGCGGTACATGTTCTCCGTCAGATCCATCATGCCATGATAGTCGGTGTAGGCCTGATAGAGCTCCATCAGCGTGAATTCCGGGTTGTGGCGGGTGTCGATGCCCTCGTTGCGGAACACGCGCCCGATCTCATAGACCCGCTCGAGTCCGCCGACGATCAGCCGCTTAAGATACAGCTCGAGGGAGATCCGGAGCTTGAAATCCTCGTCCAGCGCGTTGTGATGGGTCTCGAACGGTCTTGCCGCCGCGCCGCCCGCGTTGGTCACGAGGATCGGCGTCTCGACCTCGAGGAATCCCTGCCCGTCGAGGAAATTCCGGATCGCGCGGATGATCTTCGAACGCTTCACGAACACGTCGCGGGAATCCGGATTGGTGATGAGATCCACATACCGTTGACGGTACCGCTGATCCACGTTGGTCAGGCCGTGGAACTTCTCCGGCAGAGGCTGGAGGGACTTCGAGAGGAGGACAAACTCGGAGGCCCGGACGGAAATCTCGCCGGTCTTGGTGCGGAAGACTTCGCCTTTGACGCCCACGATGTCGCCCACGTCGTCCTTCTTGAACTCCGCGTAGGATTCCTCGCCGAGGGTGTCCCGGGAGGTGTAGACCTGAATGGTGCCGCCCAGATCCTGCACATGCGCGAAGGACGCTTTGCCCATGATGCGCTTGGACATAAGCCGCCCCGCGATCACGACGTCCTTACCCTCCAGTTCCTCAAACCCGTCACGGATCTCGTTCGAATGGTGGGTCACGTCGTACCGGCGGATCGTGAAGGGATCCTGTCCCGCGTCCTGCAGCGCCTTCAGCTTCTCGCGCCGCACCCGGATCAGATCGTTTACGTTCTCTTCTTCGGCGGGAGCCTGTCCCTGCCGGATGTTCTCAGCCAT